GACGCCCTGGCGGCACTTTCATGATCTTGGCGCCAACGGTCGTCCCGAGCGCGTAGAGGGGGACGGACGATGTGCCGCGACCCCGACAACGACTACGAGGTCGTCCCGAGCGCGTAGAGGGGGACGTCTCCGTTGATGCGATATCTGGCGAATGTCTGCGGTCGTCCCGAGCGCGTAGAGGGGGACGTTACACCCTCGAAAGCCTGGAAGCCCAGGTCGAGGTCGTCCCGAGCGCGTAGAGGGGGACGCTAGGTGGTTTGCAAGTTGTTGGTAAGACGTACGGTCGTCCCGAGCGCGTAGAGGGGGACGCCGGAATGCCTCGGTCTTCGAGGGCCTGGGCAAGGTCGTCCCGAGCGCGTAGAGGGGGACGTGGTCTTAGGATCGAAGTCATGATCGGCAACGCGGTCGTCCCGAGCGCGTAGAGGGGGACGCTCGTTCCATCGCTCAGTGTCGCCTGCCTCAAGGGTCGTCCCGAGCGCGTAGAGGGGGACGAAATCCAAGAAGGGCATTGGAACCCCAAAGCCAGGTCGTCCCGAGCGCGTAGAGGGGGACGATTGACGGCGCGCGCGAACTGGAAGCCTTCCGAGGTCGTCCCGAGCGCGTAGAGGGGGACGGCACGACGTGTCAGTCACGCTGGTGGGGATCGCGGTCGTCCCGAGCGCGTAGAGGGGGACGGCTGGAGCGATCTCGGTGAGGATGCCAAGGTTGGGTCGTCCCGAGCGCGTAGAGGGGGACGGCGCGTCATCGTTCCGGGCCGACTACCGCAGCGGGTCGTCCCGAGCGCGTAGAGGGGGACGTAGATGCAGGAGAGGCAGGCGCCATCATTCGGCGGTCGTCCCGAGCGCGTAGAGGGGGACGTCTTATACTCCCACAAATAATTGCAAAATTGGAGGTCGTCCCGAGCGCGTAGAGGGGGACGTGGCAAACAACAAGCGAGGCCGCGACGCAGGCAGGTCGTCCCGAGCGCGTAGAGGGGGACGTCTGAAATTGAGCTTTCCTCCTTTCAGCTACAAGGTCGTCCCGAGCGCGTAGAGGGGGACGTGCGCCGCCCACGTCAAGTTTCGGGTGGTGACGGGTCGTCCCGAGCGCGTAGAGGGGGACGCTCTGGAAACAGAGATCGCGTCGCTACCCGGAAGGTCGTCCCGAGCGCGTAGAGGGGGACGCGTGCATCAATGGAGATGCGACATATGTTCCTGGGTCGTCCCGAGCGCGTAGAGGGGGACGTTAAGAAGGTTCTCTTGCGCGTGACGCGTCTAAGATCGCCCAAACGCGTACGGGGGGGACGTTCCGTGCGGCTTGATTAAATCGTCGGCGGACTGGTCGCCCAAACGCGTACGGGGGGACGATGCATGTTTGTCCGTATATTGCCTTACACGGAGGTCGCTCCGAGCGCGTGTGGAGGGACGATTAGGAGCCTATATTAGAACGCAGATATTTGTGGTCGCCCCGAGCGCGTGTGGAGGGATGCAAAGTCAATTGCGCCCGAATATGGATTGTCAGGGTCGCCCCGAACGCGTATGGGGGGACGGCTTTTGAATTTCTAAAAAAATTTCTTGCTTGCGCTTGCACCTTAAAGTTTGTCACTTTCGTCGCCCGAGCGCGCGTGGAGGGACGCGAGATCCAGGCTTATTTCCACCATTCCAATATCGCTGACACCACAAGAAAAGCGACCGCCCCGAGGGTCAGCCATCTCATCACCCACCGGCTTTGCCTCAGACGAGACGCAATGCTTTCAAGACAATCGTGCATAAGGTGACGCCGAGAAAGCTGCCCAGCCATTTCATGCCGCTCCACAATAAGGCGTTGAGCTCCTCGAGCTGATCCTGCAGCCGCTTCTCCATTTCCTGCCGTTCGCGGTCCTGGCGCTCGTTCTGCTGCTGCAATATCACAAACGTGTCCCTGACCTGCTGGTTCCGCAGGTCGCAGATGTCCTGGAAATGGCGCAAACCAGTCTCCAGAGCCGTTAGCCTTGCGCCGTGGTTCGCCTCGTCCCGAGCTGGGGTATCTGTCATGCATCTCTCATTTGCCTTTGCACAGCGCATCCCAGGCCGCATTGTGAGCCCGTATGGCTTTGATGGTGTCTGGTGTATCCTTGCGGCTGTAGCGGATCGGCTCGAACGCTTGGCAGGCCGTATCGGCGACGGCGGTTTGCGCCGGCTGCTCGCACAGCACCGAGCCGCCCGTTCCACCGAGATAGAATTCCGCGGCGCAGAACCGGCGATCTCCCGCGTCAGTCGCGGAGATAGGGATCGTGAGGGTCGGGATCGCTATCGCGAGCGCGCCGACGAGCGGCCAGGGCCGCAGCGATACGGTCATTGGTCAGCTTCAGTCCTTCCGCGACGGCTTCGGCTTCGCCGGCCGTGATCAGTTGCCGCTCGCGCAGCCAGGCCACCAATGCGTTGATGGCCTGGAGCGCGGCGAGGATGGCCTGCAGCCAGCTCATGCGGCCGGAGCTGCGCCCGGATCGGCCGGCGTGTTGGTCACGATCGCACCTGCCAGCGACTGTGCGCGCTGATGCAACTGGTCGGCGAGCTGCAACACCTTGGACTGGTTGGCGGCTTCATCCTTGAACGCTTGCGCTAGATCCTGAAACGCCTTGATCGCGCTATCGATCGCGGAGGAATTTTCGCTCATCGCGGTTTCGAGGCTGTCGAAGTTGAGTGCCATTCGTTTTAGATCTCCAATGATGGTTTCGAGCGCCGCTTCGATCCGGTCCAGTCTGCGCTCGATGACTGGGTCGGAATGGTGATGGAAGTGGACCGCGACCACGGGGCTCAGCCGATCGTCTTGGAGGCTTTCACCCGGCCATAGAACGACCAGACGCCGAGCACGGTGGTGGCGATGCCGACCAGCAAGCCGGGGCCTTCGGTGGCGATCGCGGCGCCGGCCGCGCTGTCGAACAGATGCAGGCTGACGCCAAGCCCGACGCCGACCTGAATGATGCTGGCCCAGACGGTTTGCGAGGCGTACCAGGGTTTGGATTCGTCCATATCGATCTCCTTTGGTTGATTGATCCATGCTCGGCTAGAGGCTGACGATCCCTGCGCTGACCATCGCCTTCAGGATGGCCGCAGCGCCGCATTGCTGGCTGACGGCGTCCGGGTCGAACTTGCCGTCGGCGACGTATTTGCCCCTGTCGTAGAGCGTGGTGAAGCTCCAGAGGTAAGGCGAGTTGATGGCATGGTTGAAGTAGGCGAAGCCGTTGTATTTCTCGAACTGGTAGAGCGCGCGGGCAATCCCCCAGCTCTTGACGTCGGCAATGCCTTCCATGGTCAGCGCGTCGGCGGCGGACTGCTCCCAGGTGAAGGGCGGGTTCAAAGGTTTTGGCGGGCGTCCGCGCGGCACATGCGTCGTGCGCGCGTTGAGCGGGTCGCCATTGTGCAGGTGCTTGGTGAAATTCGCATCCGCTTCCATCTGGTGGATGATCGCCACCCACCACCAGGGCGCGCCGACGCTCGCCGAGACGCTGGCATAGCGCGTCTGGTTGCCGGCGAGCTTCTTGGCGATTGCGGTCGCGGCGGAGGCGCGTTCCGGGCGGATCTCGGCGCGCGACCATAGGCTCGCGTAGCCGCGCTGGACGGATTCGAATTGCATCAGGATGCTCCAATAAAAAAGCCCGCGTGGGTAGCGGGCTCAATCGACTGCGTTCTTGGCCAGCATAGGCTGATTTCAATCCCGGTAGATCTCGCGCCGATGGCCGATCCTAAGCACGAGGATCACGATGCGGAAGTCCTGGATCTCACAGATGATCCGATGATCCCCGACCCGGTATCTCCATAACCCGCCCAGCGTTCCGGTCAACGCACTGCCTTGTTGCCGCGGATCATCCAGATTAGCGATTCGTGTTTCGAGAAAATCGCAAAGGCGCTTACGGGTCTGGCTATCGAGCTTCCGCATCGACTTCTCGACCGTGGCGGCGTACTCAATCCTCCACGGCACACCAGAACTCCTCGCTGCTCAAGATGCGCTCTTCACCTTTCCGGACGCGCTCCAGAGTCTGCGTCGCGAGATAGTAGTCTTCCAGATCGTCCATGCCTCGCTGGATTAGTTCGCGCAGATAATACGCCTTGCTGCGCCCGGTCTGAGCGGCAAGTGCCGTAAGGCGCTGATCGGTCTCGGCATCCAGGCGGATCGAGGTAACCATGTCGGAAACTCCAGTGAATACACGTATTCTATGTATTCGCCGCTGCCGCGTCAACCGGCGACAATCGCTGTCACGACAAAAAGCCCGCGAGTGGCGGGCCTTGATAGATAATATCTGTCTTTGCGACGGATAGTTTCCGTCTTTCTATCATCAGAGGATCGCGAACAAGTTGTCCGTCAGACGGCGCAGCCGGCCGTGGATCATGTTCAGCGCCGCAATGACTTCGTCCGGTACATCCTGCGATCCGACGATCGTGCCCTTGACGCAGAACAGCAGATCAATGTTCTGGTCGATCTCCTCGAGCGACTTGCAGATCCGCTCCTTGTTTAGAATCGGAGTGGCGATGCTCGGACGCTCAGGCTTGGCAGTGGTCAGGCGAGATGGTAGGTCGATGACAGTCACGGTAGCCTCCTCAGAAGGTTGCTGTGGTTAGAGGCTGGGAGGTGGCTCAAACACCTTCTAGCCTCGATATGCCGAGTATGTTTGTGGCATACCGCTATGTCAATAGCATAGTTGACATATTCGACATACGTCCATATCGTCCGCGCATGAGCGATGAAAAAGACCCTCGGATCATCACGCCAATCCCGCGCCGGTTGTTGGACGCTGTAGATGATTACCGGTTTGCAAACCGTCTGGCGTCCCGTTCAGAGGCCATCCGCCGTCTCATCGAACTCGGCCTTGAAGCCTCAAAGCAGTCCAAGAAGGGTTAGCTGTCGCCAATCGCTTGACGGTCGACACCCAGAGGACTATTTTCATGATCAGATCATTTCGCAGCCGCGCTCTGAAACGGTTCTGGGAACGCGGCGACGAGAGCAAGTTTCAGAAACACGATCTTCAGCAGACCGCCGATATTCTGGACGCGCTCGATGTCGCCGGATCTCCCCAAGCTATGGACGTCCCGGGTCTTCGTTTCCACTCTCTGAGAGTTGCTACAGCGTGACCGTGCGCGCCAATTACCGCATCACTTTCGCCTGGGCCGATGGTGACGCGATCGAGGTCGATTATGAAGACTACCACTAGAGATCCCAACCGCAAACCGACGCATCCCGGCGGATTCGTAAGACGTCAGTGCCTGGAGCCGCTCGGGCTCACGGTGACAGCAGCCGCCAAGCATCTTGGCGTCACTCGTCAGGCGCTTTCTGAAGTGCTCAACGAGCGTACTGGTGTTTCTGCGACGATGGCCTTGCGCTTGTCGATGGCGTTCGGCTCGACGCCCGAGACTTGGCTCCGGATGCAGATGGCCCATGATCTTTGGGTGGCTCAGCAGCAGGCAAAGAGCCTGAAGATCGAGCGCATCGAGGCTGCCGCGTAGGTGAGCGGCCTAAAGGAGAAGGCATGACCGACGTCAAGAGTATCGTTTCCGAAATTCGAGAGATCGTCGCGAAACAGTATCATCAAATTGAACAAAAATTAGATCAGGTTATTCAGCAGGCGAAGTGGACGAACGATCGTTTCAGCATGCAGACCGAAAGCTTAAGTCGAATGGTCAATGCGATTTCGCCGATGTCATCTGCCAATATGAAACTGGATCAGCGCCTTCGTGCGATTGAACAACGTCTCGACGCGTTGGAAAGTGGCCAAAAAGAGAAGCCATGAGATTGCGGCAACCTCGTTTTCGTTGCCGCAATTTTCGGCCCTTCCCACATCATCTTCTGAGGCGACTTCCATGCTCATCGTCATCATTATGGGCATCGTCATCGGCGCGTGCGCGCCGACCTTGCGTCTGGCTGTGCTGGTGCCCCCGTTCCTGATCGGAGCCGGCTGGTGTTTCGATTATTGGTATATACCGGAGATCGCGACGCAGGAGGCTACCCAGACGAAGTTTCTGCTCTGGGCCATTGCCGCCATGGTCTCCGGTTTCGTCGGCAAATGGATGGACAAGAACAATTAATGCGCGGTGACCGGCCGCGCCGGGAACGCCGTTTGCACCTTAGCCTTGGCGTAACTACGATAGGCGTTCACCTCGGCGGGCGACGCCTCTTCCAGCACTTGCCGCTGGATGTCCTCCGGCAGTCTGCTGAAGAGGAAATAGGTACTGTTCTGGTTCAGCTTCGACGCCGTCAGATATTTGCCCTTGGCCCCAGCGTCTATGGCCTTCTTTCTCGCGGCGTTGGCCGCATCCACATCGCCGCGCTGATTGGCAAGGCGCAGCTCGTCCTTTGCTTCGCGCTTAATCCGATCACGCTCCTCCGCTGCATAGGGTTTCGCCGAGGGCGCGACATATTTGCCGTAGAGATGCTGGATGTGGTTCTCGATCGCGGTCTTCTCGACATAGGACGGTGCCGGGCCGAAGCCGAGGAAGGACAGAAATACGCCCTTATCGGTCCATGAATTGCCCAGCGTCGCGGCGCGGGCAGCGCCCGATCCGGTCATCGGGATCATCTGGTTGGCGAATTCCTTCTTGGCGAACTGGAAGGCTTTCTTATACAGCGGCGCGCTCTCGTCCCACAAAGGATAGCCGAAATAATCCTTGTTCTGCGCGATTTCCCTGAACGGCTGGATCATGGTCTTGTTGTAGTACATCTCGAACAGACCCGAGATCGAGCCGCCAAGACCGCCGCCCTGTTCCTGGATGTGCTTCATCAGCATCGGATATTCGCGGTTGTAGAACATCGTGGTGATGCGGCGCGGCGAGCCGTCGGGATTGAGGCCGCCGATGCGCGGGAAGGTGAAATCATCGTCCTTCGGCATCTCGCCGGTGAAGGCATAGGTCATCGCTCCGGCAAGCGCCGCCCCGGTGAGGAAGTAAAGAAGAGCGAACTCCATCTTGTTGGTGGCATCCAAGATAGTCTGGCGTGGTTTTGAATTCGGCTTGAACCTCAAACCGGTGTCGATGACGGCACCGCCGAACTCGCGGAAGAAACCGAGGTTCCAACCGAGCGACAGGAAAGAGCCGATACCAGCGTCCTTGATGGTCCGGTTCCAGAACAGGCTGCCGTAGAACATCTCGCCGAAACGGTTGTCGACGGATTTGGCGATGGCGCGGAGCGCGACGCGGCGCTGGATATTGTCGTCGAGCAGATCCGGCCGGCGCTCGAACAGAGCCTGCGCCTCCTTAATGTAGGCGGCGGCTTTGATGCCGGGAATCCAGCGCTCGAAAATTCGACCCTGGAGAAGTTCCAGTCCACGCCGAAGGCCGAGCGGCATCGCCGCCAGCCACCGGCTCTCATCAATGGCTTTCTGGAAGCTGCGCCGGCCGGCAATGCGGAGCTGCTCGGAAAGCTGCGGCACGAAGCCGCCATCGGTCATCAGGTCGACGATGGCGCGCTCGAACGGCGTCTGCTCCTCGCGCGGCTTCAGCCAGGCTTGCCGCGCGTCATAACCAACGCCCTGGCGCATATCGAAGGCGCCGGCCATGCTGCGCATCCCGCCGACAAAATCGCCGCCGCGAATGATCTGCGTCAGGCCCCGCGCCATGTCGTTGTTGAAATTGATGTGCATGACATGCAGCGGGTGGAACGCCGAGATCGAGAGCTTGATCGGCACCCAGATGTTCTTGAACGCCATCCACTTTTTGAAGGCCGAGCCGGCAATACCTTCATCGGCCCAGAGCCCCTTGCTCTCCACCGCATTCTCCCAGATCGGCTGGATATCCGGCGAGATCAGCCATTGCTCCATGTTCGGGGCGTTGATCGCGGCCCAGCCTTCCCGAGCGAAACCCGAGCCTTCGTCGAGTTGCGGTCCGCCGTTGGCGCCGATGTCGAGCCTGACATTCAGCTCCTTGACCCTGCGGGCAAGACCCATCTTTTCGAGTTCCTGGAGTAACTCCATGCGCATCCGCATGTCGGCGCCGGCCATCAGGCGGAGCGAGACGAGCTCTTCCGGGTTGGTGGTCTTCAGTTTCAGGCCGGCTTTGATGCCTTCCTCGATCAGGTCGAAGACGCGCTCTTTCTGGAACCATTTCGGCCCGAGATTCTGCGCGGCGGACAGCGCCTTGAAAACTTCGCGCGCCTTGGCGGCGTCCTCCCAGATGTGGGGGAAATAGTCCTCGACATAAGCTGCCTTTGAGCCGTAGACGGCCTCGTCCCGCTGCGCCTGGTCGAGCATCTGGCGGTAACGCCAGGCGATCTCGGCAAGCTCGGGCGTCGGCTGGGCGGCACCCAGCTCGACATCGCGGATGAAGTCGAGGCGCTGGCGCTCCGGGATGGTGTTCCAATGGTCGTAGAGTTCCTCGCCGCGGGCGACGATCATGTCCTTGTCTTTCGCCGGCGCCGACTTGTATTTCGCAAACAGCGGGTCGGCTTCGAGCGCCCTCGTCGAGATCAGCTCGGGCTGGAAATTGCGCTTCCAGCCGTCGACGAACTGGCGGAAGACCAGCGGCAAACGGCGTCTATCCGGCTCTGGCGCTCCCGTGCCGACATGGGGCGGCGCGCTCGGCGGCGGCGATGCGCCACCTGAACCGGCAGATGTCGCCCGTGCCTTGATCTCGGCGATGCGCTCTCGGCCGATCCGGTGCATCTCGTCGATGGCTTCCAGCAATTGCGGGGCCTCGGCATCGAGGAAATCGGAGAAGTCATCATACAGAGCGCGCTGGCGCTGGCGCAGATCGCCCGGTTTCAGCACGAACTCGCGGAAGAAGCGCGAGAAGCCCTCACCGATGCGGTCGGTCGACAAAGGCAGCGCCATGTCCTCAATCGCAGCGCGGTGGGGCGCGATCGCCGGCATCAGTTTTGCGCCATAGATGTCCACGAGCTGACGGCCGCCTTCGGAGGCGATGGCGACGATCTGCGCGCGAAGTGAAGGCTTTACGCCTTTCTTGGGGCCCTCCGGTTCCTTCAAGCCAAGATCGGCGCGGATGCCCGCGAAGATCTCGTTGATGCCGGCGGATTGGGAGCGCATGGCGAAAAGCATATTGTCGCTCAGCGCGCTGCGGACGGTGCCCTTGTCCCAGACCGCATATTGCCGCGCGGTCGATCCGCCCGCGTCCTGCATACCGTCGATGATCAGGCCGGAGAAACCTTCCTTCCTCGCCTTGTTGATCTGGCTGCGGATCTTGGTGCCCTCGTCGCTGTTCCAGCGATAGCCTTTCATGTCGACGGATTTGAAATTCTTCGTCTCAATGAAAGCGGGAAAGACGCGTGCGCCGCTCTGGAAATATTGTTCCTCAAGGCGGTTCATCTTTTCTTCGACGATCTTCGGGTTGTAGCGGCTGAGCGATGAGAACGCTGTCGGATCGTCGCCCTCGGCGAAGCCGCTCTTGATCGCTTCCGCCCGCAGCTCATAGGGAACATTCGTGCGGTTTTCGGCATAGGCATTGGCCAGCGATGGCTCGGCGCTGAAAAAGAACGCTTTCTCCGTCGTGCGGTTCGGCTTCTCGCCGGGTTCGCGGAATTGGGTGCGTTGTCCGAAAAACTCCGGGTCGAACTGTTCCATCTCCGCGCCGGTACCGTGATAGACTTTGACTTCGGTCGGCGTGCGCGGCTGTGTTGCGTCGGTTTCGGTACCGCGGGCCGCCAGGAGCGCCGCTCCGCCGCCTTTCCTACGGGCTTGCTTGACGAAACCGCCGGCGTCATTGATGAGCGCGTCAAGGATACCTTTGACCGGTGCGACCTGTTCATCACTCAGCACGCCATGGACATACAACTCCATCATGTGAGCTGCAGCTTCCTGATCAATCAGGCCCGGCACATCCTTGCGCTCGCTATAGGCTTCCTCGTAGTTGAACCGCAGCGATGTGATCGGTGCGTTATGTGCACTTGGATCGCCGATCAAACCGAGATATCGTCGGAACGGCAAATTCATGATGTGGAGGCTGTTCGCATGGTCGATAAGCGCGGTGCGAAGACTGGACGGAAGTCGGCGCCAGACGGCATGGACGGTCTCATGATAAATCTCACCGCGGAGGGCGCGGCTAAAATGACTGCTCGCCGTCTCGCCAGGGAGGGCGCCGAAGCGCAGCGAAATGATGGTGTCGGTCCGGGGGTTGTAGGCGGCGCGACCGTCGAAGATATGCATCCCGGTGACGGGAAGCGTAAAGGCTGAGCCATCAGGCGCAGCGAAATGTGCCGTGAATTGCTCTGGGTCACTGGTCGGCTCGACACGCGACACGGCGCCGATCCGCACGCCTTCAGGCAATCCTTGCGCGATCGGAGCGAGAACGTCATTGACCGCACTCACTAGCCGAGGCTCGATCTCGGCGGCACGCCCCGCTGAAAGCTGGCGCATGACGTGGACGCGGCTCTGCTGATCGGTCAGGGCAAAGAGCGGCTGCCCTCTTTCGATGGCGTCGCGCATCTCCGGGGTGATGCGGAGGATGGGGTTGGGCTCGGGACGCGGGGTCAGATGCTTTTGGTATGCCTCTAAAAGCTTTTTTGCCTTCTCGACATTTGCCGGATCTCCCGCTTCGCGGATTGCGCCAAGCACATCGAAAGATCGAGGGATTTCGCCAAGCGCTGTTTCGTCGAAGGCAAGACGGGCGTAGTGATCGGAGTTGAACGGGCGCGGCAGCAATTCGCGCATCGGCCTGTAGAAATGTTCCGATATATAGCCATCACCGACATCGACGTCAGCCTGCAGGTGTTCTGGCTTGACGATCCCCTTCTCGCTCTCTACCTTCCCTCCCCATTTCCTGGTATATTTATCAAGGAATTTGCCGATCTTCTGATCGTATTGGAGTGCGAGTTTTTCAGGTTCGGCGCCGACAGCCTTGGCGATCTGATCCGATCTCGCCCAAGAGATGGCGTCATAGCCGTTCTCTGCGGCATATTGCAGGGCACGTTTTAGAGCGAGTTCGAGCCAGAGGTCGCCTTTGAAAGGAGCATTCGGAACGCGCTCTGCTTCTTCTAATGCCGAAAGTTCATTCCGGGCATCGGATACGCGTATTGCTGCGTCGCGCAGTTGCTGGAAGCGAGACTCATCTCGTTCATACGCGACAGATGCAGACCGCTCATCTTCGAGCGCTTTGAGCACGGCCGCCCTTGCCTCTGCGATCCTGCCGGACAAATCTTCTTGCTGATACCCCGCCCGTCTTCCTTCCTGATGCAGATCGCTTTGCACCTCATTGATGAAGAGGATCTTCCGCTTCGGATTGAGTTCTTCGCGCAGCGCTTTGGCTTCAGGATCGGCGGCATTCAGATCGAGAAGCTGCTCTCGAATTGCGGCGGCCCGCTCCGCCGATGGCCCGGGGGCCGGGATGTAGCGGTCATCGACGCGGAGATGGACGAGTTCCTGATCCTGGAAGTGCTTGGACAGATAGGGGCGAACCGTATCCTGGATCGCATTCTCTTCGGCACTGAGCGCGCGGTTTTTTTTGCGCAGAGCTTCCCGCTGCGGCGCATCTCCCTCGCTCATTCTTGCACGCAGATCACGCATATCAGCGCCGATTTGCGCGATACGGTTTTGCTGCTCAGGCGTCAGTTTTCTGTCGGCCAGCTCCGGCAGCCGGAGCAGCAACTCGCGGTAGTTCTCGCCGCCGGGGACTTTATACTCGCCAAATTTCGGTGCAGTTTCTGACTCACTCGTCACATAGCCGGTGGCCATATGAAGCGCCTGCTCACGACTTGATGCGCCCCTCGGATTGCCTGAATCATCCAAAACGAACCATCCACCGCCCGGGCCATGTGGATCATAGACGACGAACGCCTGCTCTTTGCCGGAGGCAAATTGTTCGATATCCGTGTAAGCGCCATCAGGTAGCTCGTCTTGGTCCATGCGCAGGAGATTACGCAGTGTCCCGAGAGAGATTTCCCATCGGCTCACTTGTCCTTCTGGCGTGCCGCCGAGCACCTTCTCTTCCAGCACCGCCTGATGCGCCCGCATATAGTCGAGCACATCGGCCTTGGTGATCGAGGTCTTATCCTTCAGGAACTCTTCAAGACCCATCCAGTCCAGCTCGTCCTTCTTGACGCCGGGGACTTTGGTGATCTGCTTCCAGAATTGCTCGCCGGTGCCTTTCGCCTGGGCGATGGATTCTGCGGCCTGGATCGCGGGGGAGTAGAAACCGCGCAGGGCGAAGCGCTGCTCATCCGCTGCGGCTTGGTCAGAGTGCATCTGATCGAGCGCGTCGGCGCGTTCTTTTGCTGTAACAGGCACGCCGTTCTTGTGGGTGATCTTGATAAGGCTGTCGTCGAAGATGACGATGTTGTGCGTCGGCTTGGGCGCCGCCTCATAGGCAGCGCGAGCAGCGGCTTCGTCAGAACCGCGATAATAGACCTCTCCGTTGGGGATTTGCTTGACGACCCAGTTGCCGTGCGTCGTTTCGTGCGGGTTGAGAATCTGCACGTCAAGAGTGCGAGAGCCTTGGTCTAGATAGCGGATGCCGGCGATGCCGGCTTCGCGAAGGGCGCTGACAAATTCCGGATCATCAGCGTATTGGACAATGGTGTCGCCTCGCACATCATCAGAAAGCGGGACAACGGCGCGCCCAGGTTTGGCGGCAATCTGTTCAGCTTCCGCTCGCGTATAAATACCACTCGCAATGTCGCCAGTTTGCAAACGCACCTGCACGAAATTATCAAGCAATGCTTGGCGAACCTCAGGACTCTGCTCACTCAGCGGCTTATCCCAATCAAGGAGCTGATGGGGCTCGACATCGAGGGAGACTTCATAGAGATTCCCCTTGCTCTGATCTCGAAGTGCTTGAATTGCTTCGGCTAAGCGCTTGCGAACCGGCCCGACCTTGCGCATATCACCGGGGTCGCGCAAATCAATGGATTGCATCTGGATCGCAAGTGCTTCATCGAGCGCCGATTTACGCCCGTTGATAGCAGCTTGGTAGAGCATACCGCCCAATGTCGGCTGCTTCTTCAGCAGGTCCGGCATTGTCTCTTTTGCCAGCAGTTGCGGGTCTGCCGCCCGCATTCCGAGCGTCAATTGATAACTTTTTGCGGTTGCCTCGTTCTCGGCAAAATACAGCCCGTGTCCGAAAACCTGCGCTCCTTCGCCGGTTCCGATTTTCGATAGGTCGAACTTGTCGAAGGCATGCGGAGAGCCATGATAAGCACGCATCGCCAGCATCTGCTCTTCTGGCGTCGGCTCGTCCGTCCTCGCCTTTGCCGTCCGGCGGACAATGCCGTTACGGTCGACGCGCAGCAGTCCTTGCGCTTCACCTTCGCGGATCAGCGCATCCATCTGGGCAGGATCGACGCCAAGCTCCGACATCCATTGCTTGCGGGGTGTCGAGCCTCTCAGGACTTCACGGAAATGATCGCGCTGCTCGGGGGTGATGGTGGGGGCGGGCGCTTTTGTTTCGCCGAGATGTTTGCGCGCCATGAAACGCGCGTACTGCGTAAAAAGTCGTGCTTTGGGGCTGTCGTCCAGCCGATCAAGCAACGCAGCATCTTCGATCGCTTTGCCGAGAGCCGTCACGGCAGATCCGCGATTACCTGCCGTATAGGCTTCAACGATGTCTTTGTAATCGCCAATCAGCCGATCGAAAGCGCCCCTCGCATCGCCAGTAAATTCGGCGGCACGACGGATAGATGCTGGAGCTTCGCCTTCAAAGCCGCGATTGATAAAATCATCAAGGGATCGGACAGAATCGCTCCAAGCCGCGCGAAAGATGTTTTGCTCGTGCGTGAAATTCTGCGCGACGGCGGCCTTGCCTGCTTCGGTTCCCGGCAAGGCGTTTGCCGCCTGCCGCACCCATTGCGTCGGAAGGTTAGCGCGATCGTCCAGGGCCGCAGCGCGTGCGGCAGCATCCAGCGTCTGGCGCAGTAGCTGCTCGGCGCCGGCGAAATCCTGCGCGCGGACGCGGTCGCGGATCTGAACGGCATTCGCGCCGATCTGCCCGACGAGCGCGCGCGCTTCACCGGTGAGCTTCGACGCGAGCTTTGCGGCATCTTCCTCGGCGAGCTTCAGCGATTGCAGCGGCTCGTGCCAGGTAGCGGATTTTAGGAGTTGGGATTGGGTTAACCCTGGCTGGCCTTGGGTTGGCTGAGCTGTGCCGCCAGGTTCTCGCCCGCGCTCTGCATTGCTTGGTCGCTGTCCCTCTGTCCCAGCCCCTGCAGCAGTCCCGCCAGCAGCGCTTGGGCGGCTGGTGAAGATGTCGGTCTGGCTGGCGGCGAGGCGTTCGCCTGCGAGGGCGCGGTCGCGGACGACGCGGATGACGTCTTCGGGCGTGGTTTCGTCTGGGATAAGGCCATTTTCGGTGTGCTTTTCAGCTTCTTCGGCATAGCGGATCAAGACCTCGGTGAGTTTTTCGCGCGAGAGCGCCCGCGAAAGATCGTCATTGTAAAATGCGCGCAGCAACGCCTCGACGATGGGATCGATCTGCGTGAAGGCATCCTGCTGCGCCAGGAACGCGGCCGGCTTGATGTCGCGGCTGCGCAAATCGGCGATGCGTTTGGCAGTCTCTGTGATTTGCGGCGTAATGTCGAATTTTTCTGATGCCTGCCCGCTACGGATGGTCTCCTTGAGCCGGATGAAAGCGCCGGCGGCATCACGCATCGCGCCGGTAACGTTGCGGATGTTGTCGTCGGTGCTCTCCAGCATCCGAGCCAGCAGATCCTGGTCGCCATAAGCGGCCGCCAGGACGGCGGCGGAGAGGCGGTCCTCGCCCTCCTTGGTCAACATGCCGTCGCGCGAGATTGCGCCACGCTCGTTCTGCGCGACCGCCTTGGCCAGAAAAGTCCGGAAGAAGTCGCGGTTCGCCGGCGATGTGAATGCGCCGCCGGTATAAAGGCCCATGATTTCGGGACCGGCAGCGCGGGCGTCACGCATTGCGCGTTCGGTCGCCGACATCGCGCCGATGCGCGAGCGATTGGAAAGATCGGCGAATTTCTCGAGCTCGGCCTGCTCCATCGCCGGCAGGCGCGAAACCATGACCGGCTCCTGCATGCCTTCGGCCGCCGGTCCGAGCGCCGCACGATAGGCGTCAGCTTTCTCCTTCAGCGCGGGATCGCGGTAAACCTCTGCCAGAGCCGCGACACGGCCATTGCCGGAAATCACCGTGCCGTCCTGCGCCACGACGGGAGCACCGCTATCGGAGACGCGCGCCGGCATCAATTGCTGCGGATCCAGATTGGCCGCGATGTTGCGGATCTGAATTTGGCTTTCGGCGCGAGACCGGTCACGCGGTTGGAGGTTGCCGCTCGCGGTCTTTAGGCTGGCGAGATCGACGATTTCCGGTGTCGTTTTGACGGACATGGAACCGTCAGGCGTAACGATCTCGCGCGGCTGTGTCACCTCGGTGATCGCGTTGCCAAAGTGAACGCGCGTGCCGTCCTTCCAGATCTCGACTGGGGTCAGCCCGACCGCGGGCTCGGTCTGGAACTTGACGACGGTCCGCTTTTCGATTTTTCCGGCAGCCTTGCCCTCCAAATATTTGACCGCGGCGTGACCGGTCTTTTCGTCGACGACCACGGCTTTCTTGGTGCCTTGGGTCTGGAACTCTCCTAGCTTTTGCGCGTCTTCTGCCGTCACATAGAACGTGCGTTCAGAACGCGGCTGCGGTCCTTGCTCCTTCTCGCCATGCTCGGGCCGGTATTTTTTGTCCCGCGATGTCGTGCCATCGTCATGAACGACGTAGGACGAGCCCTTCGCGGTCTTGAAGGTTATGCCTGAGCCGGCTCCGGCTGCACCCTCCCCGCCAGATGCCGGTGCAACGCCGCCAGCTCTTCCAGCCGCTGGCGTTCCTTCGGGGCCGGCTCCTCCCGTGCCCATGCCTGCAACTGGCTCGCCGCCTGGGCGTGCTGATCCGGGCTCCAGCCCTGCGGCTGCTGGGGCTCCGCCGGCTGGGAGGCTGGTTCCTGGGGCTGCTGCGGTGGGCTCGGCGGCTGCGGGGCGGGTGATGGCTCCGGCTGCGCCTGCGGCTGGCTCTCCTGCTGTGGGCTCGGCTCCGGCGACGGCAGTGCCGGTTGCTCCGCTGGCGGAGCCGGCGGCTGGCTCGCCAGCTCCGGCGTTGGGTTCGGCTGTGGCTCCGCCGCCAGCGGCTGCGGTTTCCCCGGCAGGCGCGCCCGCGGCGAGCCCTTGTCGGCTGGTGAGTTCCCGGAGGAATTCTTCCTCGGCATAGAGTGACGCTGCCTCCTCGATCGGCCGGCCGTTCGCCATCCAGCGAGTGACGCCGCCCTTGGCTTCATCGGACAATGAGAGATCATTGTCCTCCAGATATTGCTCGACCTGCACGCTGCGGATGGCGATGTTTTCGACCACGTCGGCGGCGTCCTCGCCCTTGCCGACGCGGTCGGCGGCCTCGCGGCGCTGCGCATCGCTCAAACGGTCGTAAGCCTGCGTCAGGACCGGCGTGCCGACGGCTTCGTCCTGACGCGCCAATTCCGAACGCAGAGCGTCTTCTTCCGGTGCCTTCGCTTCAGGCTTTTGCTCTGCTGCTGCCAGTTGCCGTTCGATCTCGGCGCGGCGTGCATCGGCTTCGGGTGTGCGCTCGGTGGCCAGCTCGCCGAGTTCCTGGCGCAATGCGTCAGGGGCAGGTGAGGGTTTCCCAGTGGCAGCTTCGCCGGCAGTCGTCTCACCCATCTGCGGCGCGGGAAGACGCGGTCGGGCCGCCTGCTCGGCAGCAGCGCGCTCGGCATCGAACTTCGCCTTTGCCGCCATGAATTCGTCGGCGGCAGGCGTGCCCGGCTTGATGCCGGCCAATTCCATGAAGGCTTGCACCTGCTCGTCGCTCGATCGCAACTTGTAGCCGCCTCCCGCGATCTTGCCGGCCTCACCGAACGCCCCGAACAGCGTGCCGGTGATGGCGTTCTGCGGGATGTCTTCCAACACCTTCTGGCCGACCGCGCCCCAGTCGATCGGCTTGCCGGTGACGTCGGTGATGCCATAGGTCTCGGCAACGCCCGCCAGCGACATGGCGAGCGTCTGCGCGAGGCCCATCTTCAAGCTGCCGGTGGCGACGCGTGCGGAGATCTGCGCAAGGGTGCCGACGAAAGCGGCTTGTGCCGGCGCGGTCAGTCCGCGCATCACCGCCCAGGGCACCACAGCCTGCAGCCCGCCGACCAGCGTGCCGTAGGTATAGGTGCCCTTGGCGAGCGATGCCTTGTCGGTGACGCCGGCCTGCTCCAGCGCCTGGCGCATCTGGCCATGGCCCTGCGCCATCAGGTCGGCGACGACGCCGGTGCCGCCCGTCAACGCGCCAATGGTGCCGAAATGCGCCAGCGTGCCGGCCGCCGAGCCCGCAGTCTGCTCCAGATAGCGGCCGAAATCGCTAATGCCGCTGACCTTCGACAGCGACAAGGGTTCCCAGCCAGAGGCCGCCAGCTCGCTGCCGAGATAATCGGCAAAGGCTCCAGCACCTGCCGCCAGCCCGTCGGCACCCGCGCTCTCCGCATATTGCTGCAGCGCTTTGGCCTCGGTCGGCTGCGGCGCAAACGCTTGTGCAAAGGGCTGCCAGAAATCGGAGAGGTTCTCGGTCTGCAGGGCCCGCGCCTTGTCGCGCTCAGCGCGGATCTCGTCGCGGCGCTTCTCGGCAAAGGCGAGATTGGCCTTCAGGATGTCGACCGGCTGGCCGGAGATGGAGGGGTCGGCGAGCAGCGCCTGTTGGTGGGCGACCTCCTTCTCCCACTCATCCAGCATGCCCTGATGGGCTTCGGCCTGGCTGCGGGCGGTGGCGTCGATCGGCGCCATGTCGCGGTCGTTGACGACCGAGCGCGTGAGCTGGTCCAGCTTGCCGCTGTCCGTGATCTGCTGCATGAGCGGATCGACCTCGACGTCGGCGCTGCCCTCCGGACGCGATTTCGGGATGATCGTCGTCTGCGGCGTGTCGTCCAGCGCATCGAGCTGGGCGCGCAGATCCATCTCTGCGCCGCCAGCCAGAGTCGAAACAGGCATCTCGTCCATCAGCGCGCGCCTCCTGCCTGCCGGCCCGCCATCGCTTTGGCGAATGCGCCGGGGCCGAACTTGTCGTCAAACGCGGCCTGCCGGTTCTGCGGGTCGCTCGCCGCCCAGTCGATCTGCGCCTGATTGGGGAGAGGCGCGGATGAGCTGGCGGATGGCTGCGCCGGCAGCGGGTTCGCTTTCGTCGGGGCCTGGGCCGCGCCTGTCCGCAACGGATTCTTCCCTGGCATCTCGGGAGGCGATGCACCGCCGAACCAGCCGGTGAAATACTGTCCCCATGAATTGTCGCCTGCCGCCGGCTTCGGCTTGTTCTCCGCCCGCAAGGTGTCGGAGAAAAAGCGCGCGGCGTCCCTGTTCTCTTTGGGCTTCAGATGCACGGAGATGGCGCTGTCGAGCGCGTCGCCGGCATAGTGACCGTAACGCTCGCGCGCCCTCTCGACGGCGTCTTTCATGGCGTCCTGGACGATCTGCGGATCGTCGGGGTGGCGGGGCAACCGCAGCAGATCGGCGGCCTCGGCATCGGTCAGGACACGCTGTTGGAAGTCCGGGATGCCGACGCGGGTCTGCGCCGCTTTCCTGGCGTCGATCAGGATGGCGTTCTGCTGGGCCGGCCACATCTGTGTCAGGTGCTTGAGCTTGTCCTTGGCCTCCAGCACCTCTGGCGACTTGTCGACCGAAAGCGCCGGGTCGGTATCACGCAGGCCCGCGATCCGCGTCCATTCATCGTTCGCCTTCTTCTGCACCCGGTCGGCTATGGCATAGCGTTCATCGTCCATCCCCAGATTCGGCGTCAGGCTATCGAGATGATCGGCAGCTTCGGTCGCCGTCATATCGGCGATCGGTGACACAGCCTCATGTTCGGCAATAGCCGCATCCCAACCCAATTTCGCCTTGGTGTATTGGTTCCGCGTCAGGATGGTCTTGGCACGATCGAGAGCGGTGCGGCCCTGATCGTCGACCGCAGCTTTACCAACGCGGCGAAGTGAAGCCTCGGCGTCGCGCATATCGGCGAGCGCGGTCTCATGGCCGGCCAGGGTGATCTGATAGATCAGCGCAGAGCGGGTTTTGGCGTCGAGATGCGGGTAAGGACCGAGATCATATTCCTGTTTCGGCGTTGCTGCCGCGGAAGGCGCGCCGAAATGATCGAGCTTGTTCTGCCAGATCTTGACGAAATCGGCGCTGGTGACACTGTCGACGCCACCCGGAAACTGCGCCTTGACATCGTCGGGGATGTTTCCCCAGATCGCCTGCTTCGCCCAGCGCGTGCCTTTCTCGCGGCCTTCGCCTGTCGATGCCATATTCTGCCAGGCCGGCGCATCCGGCATGGCCATGTGCGCATCGTAGCCGGCCTCGCCCTGCTGGTGGATCATGTAGAGATCGATCGGCGATGGCGGCCGACCATATTTTTCCTGGAACTGATCAGCTTCAGTTTTCAGTTTCGCCGCGGCCGCATCGGCATTAGCGGCAGGATCGAAAATATTCCCTTCGCCGCCATGTTTGCGGAATTCGGTGTTCGAAAGCTGAAACAATCCCTTGTATGAGCCGGTCTGCGCTCCCGGCTTACCGCCGCTCTCGATCTTGGCAAAGGTTGCGAGCAATCCGGGATCAACGCCGTGCTTGTTGGCCGCGGCGGTAATGGCGTCGTTGACGCTGGCGGAAAACGGCAAGGGCTTGGGTGCCGCTGGGATTTCTGCCGAACCATCGAAAGGCTTTGCCCGGACTTCCGGATTGAGGTCGGTATCGATCGGCGATTTGCGCGGCTGTATCTTCACGTCTTTCAGCAGCGCAACCGGATCCTCGCCGCGCGCGAGCCGGCCCTCGATCGCCGCCTTTTCAAGTCCGAGGAACCCGTTTCTTGCTTCCTCGTCCTTTTCGATCGGCGTCAGATAGGGATTCAGCTTGATGGCAGTCTTGTAATCATTCCTGATATTATCGAGTGGCTCGCCCGCCGATGCGCGGGAATAATACTGGCTGGACGTATCGTTGAGCTGCTCGAGCGAATAGCGCTTCTGCTCGGTGCGCGCGAAGGTCGCGGCGCTGTTGTAGAAATCGCGCTCGACGCCGAACAGCCGTTCGTCAAACTGCGGTTTCAGCCGGTCCGGGACGGTCGCAAAGAAATCTTTGGCGTTTTGCTTGTAACCCTGCGCCCATTGATCGGCAAAGCCGTCCGCCTGTCCCGGTTCGACCTGCCGCATCTGGGTGTCGAGACCCTTCTGCTGGTCCCATTTGAATTCCTGGAAACGCCGCTCGGTCTCGAATGCCTGCGCCTGATTCTGGGCGGCGTCGATGGTGTCGAGCGCGGCACCCACCCGCTCGATGCCCTGACCGAGATTGGCCGCGCCGCGGCCGATCGCCGTCGTGTCGTAGGTCGCAATCGGACGGTTCTGGATCGCCGGCAGACCGCCGAGCGATTCCTGGGTCGGAAGCTTTGCCACGCCGGATTATCCGTATCTGAAGCTGGTGGCCCCGACCGCTGGTGTCGAGGACGCGAATTTACCGGCGAGCGATGAAATCCCGCCGAGGATGGTACCGGCGGCACTATAGCGTGCACCCGTCACGGCGGCCCGGCCGGTCATCCGGCGACCTTCCGCCTGCGCTTCCAGCCCGGCGCGCTGGTTCTCGCCGCCATATTGCGCCAGTTGCTGCTGATAGGTGCCGTAGCGCGAGATCTCGTCGGCCAGCGCCAATGCGGTCGGATCTGTCGCGGTGAAGCCCGACGCCGCCGCATTCGCCTGCAGGTTCGACAGCGTCAGTTCCTTCTTGCGCTGATATTGCTGCGCCTCGACCTGGGCTTCGGCCTCTTTCTGCTTGGCCTCCTGGTCGAGCTGCGCCGCCTCATAGTTCAGCGCCCGCTGCTGCGCCTTCCCCGCGGCGATCGTTCCGCGCGCAGCAATGAAAGAACCCGCCAGCCCTGCGACTGCGGAGATGAAAGGCAGTGCGGCCATCTATTTGGCGCTCCAGCGATAGAGGGATTGCGATCTGGGATCGAGGACGAAGCCGAGGCTGGTGAGCCAGGCGAGCGAGCGAGGCTCATCGGTGTCCCGGCCGGCATAGATGAAGCGGATGCCGTCACGGCGCGCCTCGTCCAGAAAGCGGCGGGCCGCCCGCATGATGCGCATCTTGTAACGCCTCGCCTCGGGGGTGAGATCGCAGAAGCCGATCCAGCGGCCTTTGGCGTAGGCAACGCCGCCGAGCGCGATCACCTTGCCGTCCACCTCCATGCAGACGGCCCTGATCGATGGCACGGCATCGCCTCTGGCGAAAATATCGATATCGGCGCGGCCCGCGGGGCGGATGACCGGGCTATTGCTCATTGGTGTCGACCGCAGGCACGAGGGCGAGCACGGTACAGGGCCTGGGCGCTTTCGCCCGAAGCGTCACGCGCGAATCCGAGTCCCAGCCGCCGGGCGAGGCGAAGGGGGCCTCGTCGATGACCGGATAAATCTTGTCCGGATCGACGACGCCGCCCTTATCGAGCGTGCGCGGCAGGGGTTGCACCTTGTCCATGCCGGTGTCGGAGCCGGTGAACAGGCCGTTATTGTGCGTCTGGTAAAGCACCATGCCGAGCTGGGGCACGCGCTTCTTCATGGTCAGCGCGGTGCCGAGCTGGGCGGCATAGGCGAGCTTGGCGCTTTTCCAGGCGGCGCTATAGGGCAAGCCGGCGACGCCGTGATGCACGCCTTCGGTGAGGCCCAGTGTGATGTCGCCGCCGGTGTCGACCAGATAGGTGCGCTGCGCGCCGCCGGTATCGGTGTCCGGCGAGAGGTCGACCAGCGGCATGGAGCCGGTGTCGAGATCGCCCCAGGCGATGACCCGCTCGCCGATGAGGTGCGGCACCGCCAGAGATTTCGTCCGGCCGGTGTCGGTGGTGGAGACGGCGCAGTCGGCGAGCCAGCAGAGGCCGCTATCGCCGAGGCATTCGGTCTCCTTGGCCCATTTCTCCAGGAAGCGCTTCGTGTGACCGTTGACGGTGCGGTTGATGTGGTAATAGACCGCGTCCTCGCTGACGCCGGGCAGCACCATAGCCTTCTCCACGGAGCCCTCGGTGGTCCAGAACTGCCAGCAGATCACCTCCTCGTTCGGTTCATAGGTCAGGATGCCGACGGTGCCGTCGGCAAGCACGCAGTGCAGGCGGGTGTCCGGCATGCGCTGGATGGCGAGCGAGACGACGCCGGCTTTCAGCAGATCGGGGACGAACAGCGTCAGCTCGACGCCTTCATAGTCGCCGAGCGTCTGGCTGGTCGCACCGAAGCCGACCATGAAGATGCGCTGCTTCGAGCGTTGCAGTTGGATGCCGCGGCTGTCGAGTTTCAATGCGCGGATATTGGCCGAGCCGTGGGTCGAGAACGACCGCGCCGCCGAGTTCGACGGCGTCACCGGCTCGTCCAGCGAGGATGAGCGCAGCGACAGCTCCGAGCCCGTGGTGCCGATCACCAGCCGGATCAGCGAGATCAGGAAATAGATGGCGTCGACCGGCCCCGAGCCGAGCGTACGGATGATCGGCCCGGCATCGCCGACCGTGGTGTCGTCGAAATTCTCGTAATCGTCGGAGACCGAGAGGAACAGCGTGGAACCGCCCGCATGAGCCAGTCGTCCGCTATGCAGGGCGACGGCGCTCGGAAAGCCGCGCGCATCCGACCAATAGCCTTCCTGCCAATTGTCCGATGAAGCGAGTTCGGCGAAGCGCGAGAGCACTTCCATGGCGACGGAAGTGTTGGAGTTGTAGCTGGTGATGCGTCCGATGCCGGTAGTACCGCCGCCGCCATCATAGGTGATAGCGACCAACACAACGCCCGATGTGTAAGAGCTGACACGGATACGATACCAGACCTTGATATTATCGTCCTTGTCGATGATCGTAAGCGAACGTGTACCGGTATCGGTCGCAGTGCCGATGGATGAGGAGATGGCCTTGAAGCCGAATTCGGCACCATCGACCGATTTCTCAATGGTCGTCGCAAATACGCCGCTGCCGGCAACGTTAAAAGTAATGGCCCGTTCCGAATCCGTGGGAGGCGTCGTGCCCGTATCGGAAATTCCGGTGACCGCAACCGCGTCCGTCTTGGCGTCGAGCGTGCCGAGTATCCATTGGCCTCCCTGCGTTTCGTGGAAGATCCGGATCAGCGCACCGACATGGCCAGGCTTGAAGAAGGGTACGTCGGAACTCAGCGTGACGTTGCCGTAATAAAAGCTCACCGAAAGTTTGGCCGCGCTGGAAGGCGAGGTAAGAAATGGGCCGTTGTTGGGTTCATAACGGACGACGGACCAGGACCGGCCAGTGCCGCGGCGCTCAATCTTGGCTGGGTGAACGCCGGCGCAGTCGACATAGATCACGTCGGCCGACTGGTCGAAACGGATGTTGTCGAGATCCCCCGCTTCCCACGGCGAGGTTATCGAGACCGTGCCGGTGTCGCTGATGGCCAGCGAGTTTATGAGCCGGTTGACAATGGCGTCGGTCTGCAGCGTGACATAGAAATCGCTGGCGGGTGTAAAGGCGAGGTTGTGATAGCCGGTGCCGAGCACCGTCTCGCTGACGTAATCGTCATCACCGACGCTCGACCCCACGCGGAATGTCACGGGACCGCGTGCGATATTGATCGCGAGGCCATGCTCGACGCCCGCATCACCCGTGTCGACAATGACGCGCTTGCGCACCCTGGCCAAAGCGCCGATGGCGGTGGCGTTCATCGTCAAACGGCCAGAGGAAAAGGCCGCCTTGGTATTGACGATAGAGGGGAATAATTCGACTTCTGGTAGGGCTATCTCGCCACTCGCATCGCCGCCGCCGGTGATTTCCTTGATGTTCCAGCGATAGAAGCGGAAGGCTTGCGGAGACCCGACGGTAAAGATCCGCTTCTCGCTGACAGACCAGTCGGTCTGGTCGCCGCCGGTGTCGAGCGTGGTCCAGGACGCATCGGACCCGGTATCGACATCATTGCCCTGAAAGTCCCAGGAGCGCGGCACGTTGTCGAGCGCATTGGAGTTGCCCGGGGCACGGATCGAATAAGCGGCAATAGTCTTGGTATTGCCCGCGCCAAAATCGACCTTCAGCCAGGATGGCAGCGTGCCGCCTTCGAAGAAGCCGGTATCGACCCAAAGACTACTGATGTTGTCGTCGCCGACCTTCCAGGCTGACGCTCCAATTGAGGCGTCCTCCGACGAAGCGCTGATCGTAACGCCATTGGTGGTCGCACCCGTCATGGTCGGGATGGCGTCGGTCGAACTCGTCGAAGAGGTGCCGCCGGTCGAGGCATCTTCCCAGCCGGTATCGGAAAGGCTGAGCGTGGTGTCGACATGCGGGCGCGACAGCAGCGCCAGAGCATGCGGGTCATCGCCCAGCCAGACGCGCATAGCCAGAGGCGTCACTTCCAGGAGCGCCACATCGTCGGTCGCGGCGGCGAATTCGATCCAGGCCGCGCCGGTATCGTTCAGCGATGAGCCGAAATACTTCGTGCCCGGACGGATGGTCATCGCCCCTTGCGTCTTGGCGAGCCAGTTGCGCATGACCTCGGCGGACAGCCGCGTGCGGTCGAGATCGACACGGGCCAGCGCCTTCGGCGAGATGATCCCCCGATTGAAGGATACCAGCGGGACGTTCTGCTTCGCCACGGGATCAGCCGATCAGCGAGTTGCGGTTGCCGCGGTCGCGCAGGCCGATGCGGCCGGAACGCGACATCGACCAGGAGCCGGGCGGGGGAAATTTCGGCTGCGGCTCGTTGAGGGCATCCTGAGCCAGCGCCTTGGTCCTCGCCTTCTTCAGGTCTTTGGCGACCCGCTCCTTCGTCGTCTCGCTCTGCGTGATCTTGATGCAGCAGCGATCGGCGAGCTCCAGCTCGACGAACCGGATGAAGGCCGGTGTCCAGCGCGCCAGCTCGAGGCCGAGCCCGGTATCGTTCGAGACGTAGCGCACATAGATCGGCGTATAATCCGACGACCAGAAATTGACGTCGTCGACATATTGCGTCAGCGGGAAGGTGAAATACGGGTCGGCCGAGATCGCCACGGTGTTCACCCAGTCCGATGGCTTGGCGAAGACCTTGGCGTAGCCGAAGGACGGCGTGACGCCGGTATCGGCATCGGCCTGGATGGTCTCCATGGCAAAGTTCCAGGAGCCGGCCGACAGGCAGTCTGCGACCACGCGGTCGTAACGGCGCGCCAGAACGCGCGCGGATTCGATCGCCTCGCCGGTGTCCGAGACATTGGTCTCGCCGAGCTCGTCGAGCGCGGCGTTGAAGATCGCCAGTTTGGTCGTCACTACCCGCCTCCTCTATGTGCGCTTACGCCGCAGCCGCTTCCTTGGGCAGCTCCGGATCGACCCAGGCGAGACCCGTCTTCAGGTCCATCGGGCAGGGCCGGCCGGTCTTGAGATCGATCGCCGGACCGATGCACAGCGCCTCCAGGCCGCAGGCATTCTTTAGTTCGTCTCGCACGATCCTGGTGATGCGCAGCCAGGCCATGAAGCGGTTGTCGGCGGTGTTGACGTAGATCAGCGAGCCGATGCGGTCGATCTGGGTCTTGATGGCGTTGGCGGCGATCGGGCCGACCACGCTCACCCAGGCGACGCTCTTCATGACCTCATCGAAGCGCCAGCCTTCCGGCACGGTCAGCGTCATGATCTCGGTCTCGCCATAGCCGAGAGGCTTGAGCGAGGAGGGCGCAAAACATTTCGGCTTGGTGGCGCGCAGTGTCTGCTCCGGCGCCTTGGCGGCCGGCTGGGCAGCAGCAGAGGTGGCGGCAAGCGGCGATGCGGTCCTCGCCGGCTTCGGCGGGACGGTCGTGGTTTCGGACATGAGAATTCCCTGATGGTAGAAAGAAAAAGGGCGGCCCGATGAGGAGCCGCCCTGATGTCGCCAAGCGAGACGATCAGCTCGTATCGCCGATGATCACCTGGCCGTCGAGCGTGAGCTGGGTGGCGCCGGTATCGCTTCGGGCACTCACCCGAAGGCCGTACCAGATGCCGCGCGAGGTATCGTAATATTTCACGAAATCCCCCACGCTTGCGCCCTTCTGCGCTCCGTCGGAGACGAAGCCGGAGGCGATCACGTCGGCGATCGGTCCAGTGTCCTCGTAGACCCATTCCTTGCGGCCGGCGATCGACTGGCTGCGAAGGTTGAAGTTGGCGGACTGATAGTTTGCCATGTGTCAGCCCTCCTTAGATCGCCGAAGCGTCGTGCTTGAACTGCACGATGCCGGACTGTTGCAGGATCTTCGCCCCGGTGAACGATGACGCGCGGGCATAGGAATAATCCTGCTCGTCATTGTACCCGATGGCGGTGTTGAGGCCCTCGCCCGAGTCGAAAGCGCTTCCAAGGCTGTCGCGGTGGAAGAAGTAGCACAGCTCGGCGGCCGTCCCCACCCCGGTCAGGTTCGGGTGGAAGATCCAGTTGAAACCACCCCAGCGCATGGTGCGGCGGACCGGCCCGGCGAGGTATTTCAGATCGACATAGTCGATCTTGATGCCTTCCGGGATCTGCATGAAGTAGCCGCGGACCGCAGGGGTGCAGACCGCGAACATGTTGTTCTCCTCCTCGACCGGAACCTCGTTCTCGCCGAGAGTGACCGAGGCTTTCGCCACGATCGACAGCGAGAACGTCGTCGCTGCGCCGAGGTTGTTGGTCGCCGTATCCATCTGCGCGATGACGTCGGCATCGATGCGGCGGTTGAGAACCTTGCGGGTCGTCGATTGCATCAGGGCTTTCTGGTCGCCCTGGGACTCGAAGATGTTGAACCGGGTCTTGCGGACCAGGTCATGCCATTCGACGAGCGTCGCGGTCGGCTGGCTCAGATTGTCGGCTCGCGCCGGGATCAGGCCGTTGATACCGCGGGTGACGGCGCTGGCGCCGCCGGAGTCTCCGACCAGAAATGTGGCCTGATTCCCCTTGATCACAGCCTCGGTGACGGTCGTCTGCCGAAGCCAGGACATTCCCTCTTCAAAACCGGCAACGAGTTGTTGTCGATACTGAATCTGAGGGGCATTCTCTGCCATAGGTTTGGCACCTCATATAATGGTTGCTGAGATGCCGTCCGTTCCGGTTGTCTCCTTCCGATGCGTGCACGGATTGTCCCGCCCGGAGGCAGGCGCCGCTAACGCATCCAGGAGCGCGTTCGTGACGGGTGGGTGGATGACCGCCTATCCGGCGCCGATTATGTCGGGTTGTCCGGGCAGGGCGATCAGAGACGAACGTTCACCGCGAGCGGCAAACGCCGATAGGGTTCAGGCTCTCGCCTTCATCTTCTGCTGGGCGGTGATCAGCTCCAGCTCGCGCGCCTGCACGGCAGCGCTCCAATATCGCTTCGGCTCGCTGGTGCGCAGCTTCTGGATGTCGGCCAGCTCGGCATCGATGGTCTTGCCGCTCTGGTCGCCGTCCTCGGTGATGGTCGCAGCCGGGTTGACCTCGCGGGCGAGCCCGATCAGGAAGCGCACCATGTCGGGATCGTTGCCGATCACGCGGCCATCGGCGGTGCGCCCGCCCATCAGCCGCGCATAGAGCGAGCCCTCATTGGTGATATCGGCGCCGCCGGGCGCGGCGGCGAACAGCGGCGCGATGGCGTTGACCGAGCGGCGGAAGGAGGGTCCAAACTCGTCCTTCAGCGCCGTCTCTGCTTCGCGCCGGAAATCGTCGTCGGCCTCGTCGAGATCGGCGGCCTGTTTTTCCTGCTCGGCGTAATACCAGTTCAGCATCGCCTTGGCGACCTGGGGCGTGGCGCCGGCTGCATGGATCGCGCCGAGAACGCCGTCGACGAAGGGCTTGTCGGCCTCGCCGACCACGGCGCCATTGTCGAGCTGGAGATCTTTCAGATACTCCTCGGCCTTCTCCGGCACGCCGAGCGCCTTGTGGAAGGCGGCGACGTCCTCGGGCTTGGCGTCCTTGCCGGGCATCTTGATCAAGCCGCCGCTGGTCAGGCGGCTCTCGGCCTCGCGGTAGAGACCATAGACGCTGGCCGGGTCCGAGATGCGCTGAAGCCGGCGAAGCTCCTTCTCGTAGATCTTCTTGTCGCCGGCCGCCAGATGCTCGGCAGCCTTCTCGCGCCAATCCTCGGGCCAATAAGCTTTCTTGGGCTCGGGCTCTTTGGTCTCCTCGCCGCCGGCGATGGTTTTGCCGGTCTTGTCGTCGCCGGCTTTTTCCGCACCGGCCGCGGGCGGCGTCTTGTCCGCGGCCGCTTTATCGCCGGCATCGTCACTGGCATCATCGTCCGCCACCAGAGCGAGATCGTCGGCGCTGAAGCTCGGTGCGCCATCATCGCTCCACGGCGCCATCATCGGCTGGTCCCACCTCCATCGCATGCTCATTCACCCTTCTCTTCATCGATTGCGGCCATTGCCGCCATCCGTTCCTTGCGCTTGGCCAAAGCGGCTTTAAAGCGCGGTTTGTCGCGCTTGATCTTCTCGGCCTCGATTAAGGTTCCGAGGTCGCATTCGGCCTGGTATCCCTTGTCCATTTTCGGCATCGCGTTCGCCATGTCGGTCATCCCTGTTCGCTGAAATCGTCCTTGCCGCGAAAGACCTTGCCGATGTTGAGCTTGGTCAGTTTTACGATCGCCAGGCCGACCGAGCGCCGGCCGAGCAGGTAGTCGCGCACATCTGGACGGCCGGGAACGAACGGCTCGTCATAGGTGCCGCAAGCCTGGTGGATGATCCAATCGAGCGAACGCCTGATCTGCTCGGCCGATGGCGCCGTGAAGTCTTCGCCGGGGCGGGGCGTCAAACCCGCCGTGCGGGCATAACGCTCGAGCGACTGGATGGCGGCAACATCCTGCTTCTCATAGAGCGGCGGATGCCAGATTTCGTGCTTGCTCAACCGTTAGGCCCCCTGCTGACCGAGCAGGCGCTGCATCGCCTGTTGCTGCTGCATCTGCTGCATCAGCGCTTGCGGCGAGCCGCCTGCCCCGCCCTTCGGCTGGCCTGCGGTCATCAAGGCATCGACGCCCTTGCCGGCTTCCTGCGCCACTTGGCCTGCGGTGCTGACCTGGCCCGCCAACTCGGACAGCTGCTGCTGCTGCGCCTGTTGCTGGCGCGCGCCGGCGACGGCCTCTTTCGGCTTGAACCATTTCGCCTGCCAGCCGGCCGAGCGCATGGCATCGCGCGTCGATGCCTCCAGATCGACGATCTCCTTCAGGCTCGGGTCGAGCTGGATCGCGGGCAGATAGATGCGGTCGCGGACGTCGACATAGGTGTCGGCCTCGTTCTGCTCCACCAGCTCGTCGAGCGGCGAGCGGAATTTGAATTTCAGATCGCGGCCCTGCAAGCTTTGCGGCATCTGCTCGAAGGGGAAGACCTTCTCCAGCGACAGGAGCTGGAAGGTGCCGTCGCAGAGCGGATAGTTGTAGGACGCCTGGATCGGCTTGGAGATCGGGCCGGCGGCGCGGATATGCTCCTGGATGATGCGGCGCACCTGCGTCGCCGTCATCTGGTAGCTGGTCTCCGGCAGCTTGATCTTGTCGAGGAACCAGCCCTTGGTGATGTCGTCCCTGAGGGCGCCGGCGACCTCCTTGCCGATCGGAAAGCCGCCGCGGTCGCGGGTGATGGGCCGCAGCACCTCGCCGAGGCGCTCGTCATATTCGGCATCGACATTGGTGACGCCGCCGGCATAGAGGCCGAGATCGCCGCGAATGGCCTCGCCGACCGCGATCATCGGCGGGTCGACATATTTCTCGCCGGCCTCGCGGATGGTGCGCATCACCACCTGCATGGTGCGCCCATCGGGGAGCAGGATGCTGGTCGCCATCGAGGAGGAATATTGCGAGCCCGAGACGCGCTGCCAGTGCGGTACGACATAGCAGAAATAGTTGAGGCCGACCTCTTCGAGCACGGTTTCGCTCTCGCATTCGACATAGAGCGAGACGAAATCGAAATCCTTGCCGCCCTTGGACTGATAGCGGTAGATGCGCGAGGGCAGCACCACATGGCGGCAGGGGAACCTCTTGTCGGGATCTTTCTCCAGCGCGCGCTTGACGTCGCCGGAGACCTTGTCCTTGAAATGCGAGGAAAGCTGGCGTGCGCTGGGGTTCCAGTCGCGATGCAGAAGGTCGGTGCGGCCCTCGGCATTGTCCGTCCAGGCGCAGTCGCGCAGGTGGTAGTTGGTATAGAGCAGTGCATCGCGTGCGACGTTCAGCCCGAATTTGATGACGCCATCGCCGAAGGTCGCAAAATCATGGTTGGTCTGGCCGCGGGCGATGATCAGATTGGCCGCCGGGTCCGTCATCGCCCGGTACATGATGTTGGTCAGCCGCTCCAGAAACGCCCGCTCGGCGTCGCCCTCATCGAGTTCCTCGTCGTCGACATGGATCGAGAAGAACTTGTCGGGAAACAGGAACTCGTCGAGCATATTGCCGAATTCGCGCCTCGCCATCACCGGAAAGGACGAGAACAGGTGATCGGCATATTCATCGCCGATATTGCGCTTGTTGGTGAAGTCGGCGCGCTCGGGATAGAAGTTGAGCGCAAGTTCCTGGTGCAAGCTGTTCAACTGGTATTTGTCGCTGAACAGCTTGTCGCCCATGCGGACGACTTCCTTGGCGCGGCTGTCCATGGCCAAGGGTCAAGCCCCCAGTTTCTGGCTGGCGCCGCCTGTCGTCGCCTTGGTCTGGTCGGTGAGGATGGTCGACAGCCGGCCGGTCCGCGCCAGCGCCGCCTGGCGCGTCCTTTGGGCGGCGGCGAGCACGTCCGGATCGTCCTGCGTCGGCATGCGGATGGTTTTGGGCGAGGTGGGCTCGGGCTGCTTCACGTCGCCGCCGCCAAATAAGGCCGTCATGATGATGTTCCCCTTTGGTCTTGGAAATCGAAAGGTCAGGCGCCCAGCTTCTGGCCGCTGGAGCCGGTCAGCTGCTTCACCTGGTCGGTGAGGATGGTCGAGAGCCCGCGGCCGGTCGCGGCGGCGGTCTGCTGTGTGCGCTGAGCCGCCGCGACCGCGGCAGGATCGTTCTGCGGGGCCACGCGGAGCGTGCGGGCCCTGGACGGCGCCGCGGCCGCGGCGGCACTGGCGGAAGGCCCGCCGAACATGTTCGACATCTATCGTTTTCCCCTTTTTGCGCTGGCATAGCCGAGCTTGGCCTGAAGCGGCTTGCCGCCGCGCGAAAGCATTGCCTCGACGCGTTTCACGGCCTTGTTACCGGGTGCGAGACACATCACCGCAGCGTCGCCCTTGTCCGGCGAGCGGCCCAGCCGTTTCTTGATCTCGTCCTTGTCCTCGATCTTGACGCCGGCCCGCGTCATCTCGAACCGCGGCGCGGTCAGGTCGGCGAGGAGCTCAGGATCGTTCGGCAAGGCGATCAGCGAGCCGCCCTCGCGATCCGGATTGAGCTCGTCACGAAACTGCCACCAGGCGAGAGCGCGGCGATTGACATAGCGGACGCCCTCCTTGCCGATGAAGGTCGATTTCTCGGCGCCGTTGAAGCTTTGATAGGCGATGCCGTTTTCTTTCAGCCGCGCCGAGACATCGCCGCCATAGCCGCCGCCCATATCGACGATTACCGGAGCGCTCGCGCGGCGATGCATGATGACGCTGGCGGCCATTTTCGAAGCACGAAGCATCGCTCGTTCTGCGGATGCGTTCGGATCGTCGCTATCGCCATCCTGATCCGCGCGGATGACGACGAGCGGCGCGTACCAGCCTCCATGACGCCAGGCGAGCACGCCCTTGTCGGGACCGCCGCCCGCAGGATCGAGCGCCATGGCCGTCATATCGAACTCTTTCCAGCCGTCGGCCTTCCACCTGGCCTGCGCCGCCTTCACCCAGACGGTGGGGATGAGCTGGTTGTCGTCGTCGCGGAACTGCGTCTTGAAGCCGCCCATGAGCAATGAGCGGAACGGCTCCGGCATGGCGTCGAGCTGGCGCTCATAGTCGCTGTCGACGTAATAGGGGTTGTCCTTCGTGGACGCCGGAATATAGGTCCGCGAGGTCGGCCGGACGACCTTGCCGGCCACCTCGCGCGTGTCATCCGCTCCCTCGACCCATTCGTCGTTGCCTTCCGCGTCCGACACCACCCAGCGCAATTCGCCGGGCAGCGCCGGCCTTGGGTAGCGCTCGTCGATCCAGGGCGCGAACATCTTGACCACCCACAAACCCTCGGCTTGGAGCGGCGGATTGGTGGCGAGCACCGTGCGGCAGCGCTGGCGCGGATCTTCCGAGCGAACCCAGCCCATCATGAAGCGGACCTGGCTCTCGGCGAATTGCGTCGCCTCGTCGATGGCGAGCAGATCGCGGCCCTGACCCATGGTGCCCTGCTCATCGCCGACGCGGTGCGCCGCGCGGAAATAAATCACGCGGTCACCGTCGATTTTCAGCCGGGGCGGCGGCGATCCGTTGAAGCCATCGCGGCTGCCATGGATCTTCAGCGCATCCTCGATGATGCGGTCGAGGCCGCCATATTCGCGGCGCATGATCAGCGTGCGCTTATGCTCGTTGAAGGCCAGGCCCAAAATCAGCGAGGTCTTGCCGCCGCCGGGCTGGCCGCCATAGAGCAGGCAATCGGCCTTCGAATAATAAGCCTGCTCTTGCGGCCCCGGGTTTGGCCGCCACTTGCCGAGCCGTTCCCTGATCGCGGGGATGCTTTCGAGCGCCTTGCGGCTTTCCGGCGGCAGTCCTTCGATCAGGCGCTCAATGGCCTGAAGGTCGGCGAGTGTGGCTGATGTCAATGCTGGCCCGAATACAAAGCCAGCCAGTCACGCCTGAGCCTGACGATATCCTCGACGGCCATCTCATTGTCCCGGAACCACGCTTCACCCCAAGCCGGCGCCCACACCCGGCGCTGATCGCGGGTCACCGGCACTTCGGCAATGCCGAGCGCCAGTGCGCAGGCCAAACGATGAGCGCCGCCCAGGAGCTCGCCGTCCGGATCGACGGGAATGGCACCGCCGCGAAAGAAGCCCTGCCGGCGCATGCAGCCGGCGAGCGCGCTCGCCGATTGGAGGTAGTCGTCGAGACTGCGCTTCCAGCCGTCCGTCGGCAGTCCCGCCTTAATGCGGAGCCCGGAGCGCTTCTCGATGTGCCAGCGATAGACGCGAACCGCGTCCTCATCGCCACCATGGAGGAGGTGCCGGAACAGGCGCCATTTCACCGCCAGATCGAACCTGCGCGGCGTCACAAGGCTGCCGGTCGGCAAAGTCGAGCAGATCAAACCGGGCAGCGTTGACGAGCTGATGCTGGACATCGATCTCGACGAAGGGGACGCCTCGCTCACGCAGAACCTCTTTGGCGATGATGATGGCGGGCCGCATCAGCGGCGCCTGGAAAGAGCGGTTTTCGTGCGCGGTCGCCGCCACCTGCTCGCGGGCCTTGTTGCGGGCGATGATGGTCGCGTCGTCGGCTTCGAGAAAGGCCGCGCCGACCGAGACCGGCATCACCCGCAAGGCGCGGCGGATCAGATTGACGTCCCGGCCGAGATCCTTGAGGCGCCAGCCGAAGCCGAGCACGCGCTGAATGAGCCCGGTCTGCACGAAGGTGCCCTCATCGCGGATGCGCTCGACGCTCGCCATCTTCTTGGCGGAGCGGTCATTCATCCGCAGCACCGCCTCGAATGACGGGTGATCGCGCACCAGAAGCATGAGCGTGGTCATCTCGTCGAGAAACGGCTGCCAGTAGGCGGGCGGCAGATGCCCGTCCCAGGTCACGGATTTGTCGCCCCAGACCGGATAGCAGAGGGTGGATTTTCCACAGCCGGGGGGGCCGGCAACGTCGAGCCAGCGCACGTTTAAACTTTGAACAGGATCGCGACGGTAATGCCGGTGCCGGTGCCTGTAATGATTGGCTTGACGGCACCGACCTCTTTCTGGTCTGGCGTCCGAGGCGACGTCTCGTTCATCTGCAAGATCAAGCCAAAATCAGTCGGCGTGATCTGATTGCTGGCGTAGATGTTGACATTTCCCGACAGTGTCGCCGATTGATGCACGCAAGCGATGCGCAGGCCCGCGCAGTCAAAGACTTGACCGACATCGCCGGTTGCCATACCGGCCCATTCTACCTTGGTATAACCAGCGGCAAGGTTCTGCTCGATCGAGTAATTGATCGTTGCCATGCTATCTCCTGAATTCCTGAATCCATGGATTTTCTGCGATCACTTCTGGCAACCATGGCTTACAATCGCCAGCAAAGGTCACCAGCCTAGCATTCGCTGGCAATTTCCCGTCACCGATACCCTGCCAGGGCCTGTATCGCGACGCGGGTCGGTAGATCCCGTCATTCTGATCCCAATACGGATTGTCCTTGCCCGCATAATCGGAAATCAACCATTGATCGTCCCTAGCACCGGGGTCATGCGGATCAAAATTCTGCCAGATCACCCCCCAGGTGCCGGGACTGTGCAACATCACCGCGCCATTGAACCAGGACAGCCTCTTGGCATGCCCGACTTCCGGGAAAGTCAGCGGCCATTTCCGCGGGTTGCGCCAGAGCACAAGGTCTTCGCTGCGATCGACGATCGGTCCGAGATCTCCGACGATGACCGTGTCGAGGTCAAGCTGCAGCACGCGCTCGCCGATGATCTTCCTCGCTCTTGGGCTGAAGGTGAACAGGCGCACGAAGCAGGTATCAGACACATGCGTCGTCCAGTCGATCGGCACGACCCTGATCGCGCTGTCGTCGGCGAAGGCTTCCGGATGATCGGTGACCACCACGAAGTCATGCGGAATGGATAGATTGCGCGCCACCATCCGCTGAAGGAGGCGCACGTCGTCGGGTCCGTAACGGGAATACCGGCTGCCTTCGACGGGCTCCCAGAGATAGGTGCAGACGGTCAGCGTCACCGCGCGAAAAGGAGAGCGACACCCGCATTCGCGATATTGGCGTCAGCAACGGGTTTGATCGCTCCGAACATTGTGAAATCCACGTCGCCTATGCTGACATGCTCGATTTTTTGCCACCGTCCAAAGTTTGTCGGCGTAATCTCATCGCTGGCGTGAAGGTACACATTCCCACCGCTGCCAAAATCTCCGGTAGCTTGGATCGAAGCAAGCCGTAAGCCTGTGCAATCAAAGGGCTGGCCTTCGTCGCCTGCGGAAAGACCAGCCCATTCGACTTTCACCGTCTTGGCGAGGATATTGACCTCCGATGTGTAGCTGACAGTCGTCATTCAGACCTTCGGTTTTTCCCAATCAGTATGCAGAATTTTGTGCTTTCGCGGTGGACGGTTTCAAACCCGCTGTTCCACAAGATCCTCTCACATGTGTCGATCGTCGTTTGACCGCAGCGCTCATCGCTGCAGGAAATACTGACATAGTCGGTCATCGCCAGGGTTGCGAACGCGCCCGCGAGCACCTCGGGCTCAGCGCCTTCAGCGTCCCCAACGATAAGGCGGACACGGTCGATTCCGCGATCTGCGACGATACCGTCGATCGTGCGGCATGGCAACGACATCCGAGAAGTCGAGCGACCTGGCTTGGGCTCGAACACCGAAGTATCGGCGGTGTCCGTCGCGATGTGCACCTCGACATCACCATCCAGATACCACGCCGCGACTGGCGCGATCTCGATCCGCTTGCCTTCCGCGTTGGCTGCGAGGAACGGAAGGATATTCGGGTCGGGCTCAATCGCGATGACGCGCGCGCCGCGCTTCGCAAGTGTGACAGCGACCTCGCCGATATTGGCGCCGAAGTTGACGACGGTATCGCCTTCGCCGACGGGGACGATTCCCTTCAGGTAACGATCAACCAGACCATTGCAGCGCGAGGCGATGCCGGAGCGCAGAAACCGCAATGCGCGCTTTGGCAATGCTGCCATCCGGTCTTCGCCGTCGGAAACCCAGAATACGCCATCTGGAGAGACTGCCGTCCAAAACCGGCCTCTTGCGCCGCTGGTCGCAGACCAACGCACCTCTTCGACACTGACAACGCCAGGGCCGAATAATGCCGCGGCGGCTGGTGCCGGAAACGCCTCAGCCTCGACGATGCCCTTCAAACCGCAAACACCATGATGCAGAGCTTCTCATGCCGCTCATCCATCGCCTCGACCGGTTCGAAGCGCGCATTTTTGTCCCGGAAGTTCGGGCACCAGAATGCCTTGTAGCCGAGATCGAACAGCGGCTTCACGGTTTGAGCATTGGTGGTGCCGAAGCGCGCCAGCTTCTCCGGATCGTGCAGCTCGATGACGATCATCGGCTTGTGCGCGGCGATGGTGTTGAGGCCGCCGCGGACGGCCTTGGCCTGAAAACCCTCGACGTCGATCTTGATCAGGTCCGGCGCCGGATGGTCGGCGCACCAGGCATCCAGCGTGATGAAGTCGACCTCGGCGAAGCCGCGCCCGCGATTGCCGGGGCCGCGCTCCTTCATCGCGCCGGGGATCGTCTCCAGCATCTCCCAGCCGCCGGTCGGCTCCTCGAAGATATTGAAGCCGGAGATCCAGATCTTTTGCTTCCGGCGGCATTGATCGGAGATCGCCGCAGCGACGACGCCGGCATAGGGGGCGACGTTGTAATAGAGCGGACCGACGGTGCCGGGATGCATCTCGAAGGCGGTGACCTCGGCCTCGTCGAACAGGCTCAGCGCGAACAGCGTGAAATAGCCGTAGAGCGCGCCGACGTCGAAAATCTGCTTGATGCCGCCGCGCTTGAAGGCGGCGAGGAACGCAGCCAGCGTCGCCGGCTCATGCACATCGCCGGGCTGGGCATGCTTCTTCCGGAGCCAGTTGTCCGCGCTTTCGCCCAGGCCGACCTCGAAACGCACGCGCGGCAGGGTAGCGATCTGCGCGATAGCGACGTTGAGTTCGTCCGCGGTCACGCTGCAAACTCCCTGATCCACGGATTGCCAGCCCGAACGCGTGGGTTGTCAGCCTTGCCTTCAGATCCGGGGAAGGTCACGATCCGCGCGTTTTTAGGCAGCGCCCCCCAGACGCCGGAACCCGGCGTGTCCTCGCGGGCGATGCGATAAACGCCGTCACGGGCGCCATCGAAATAGGGCGCTTCCTTGCCGACGACGGCGGAAAGATACCATTGGTCATCCTTCAGGGCCCTGCACGCCGCTTCGGTCATTCGCGCGCACTGACGCCAGATATAGGGCTCGGTGCCGCAGCGGTGCGACAGCACGGACGTGTTGTAGAACGCGCGGCTCGGGAAGGCAGGCCCCCAGCAGGAATTCCGCCAGAGAATGAGATCCTCCTCGCGAGAGGCGATGGCGTCGAGATTGCCGACGATCATCGTGTCGAGATCAAGCTGCAGGATGCGCTCGCCGAAGATCGCCGCGCCATCGGGATGAAACGTCATCAGCCGGACATAGCAGGTGCGCGGGACGTGCGTTGTCCAGTCGATCGGAATGGCGGTGATCGCGGCATCATCAGCGAACAATTGCGGTCGGTCGGTGATGACGGCGAAGCGATGCGGCAGCGTCAGGTTCTTCGCCACGGCGCGCTGCAGCCGGCGTACATCGTCAGGCGTATAGGGCGCGGCGAACTTGCTGCCGCTATCAGGCTGCCAGAAATAGGTGGCGACGGTCAGCATGACGGTTCTGCCATCAGGATGCGGTAGGCCGGCTCATAGCCGGCGACATTGCGGGTGATCTGCCAGCCATGGAGCGCGCTCTTGAACAGCTCGACGGTGCGGGCGTGGATGTGTCCCTCGACGCGCGCCGTCCAGATGATGCGCTTGCGGCAGACGCGCTGCATCTCTTTCATGAGCAGGATGTTCTCGTCCGGCGACAGCCAGCGGGTGATGCGGCAGTTGACGGCGACGTCGACATGGGCGTCGGGCAAGCCGCATCTCAGGACATTTCCCTGGCCCAGCTTGGCGCTGAAGCCGAGCGGCATCTTGGCCGCACATTGGTTCAGCATATCGGCGGAGAGGTCGAGGCCGTAGAGGTCGAACTTGCGGCGGGCGTAGACCTCCAGGAAACGTCCGGTGCCGACGGGGGCGTCGAGGATGACGCTGCCTTCCGGCATCTCATCGAGCCAGCCTTCGATGATGGCCTGCTCGGCGAGCCATTTCGGCGACTGCTCGCGCTTGGCGTCGTAGTTCGCGGCGACGGGGCCGACATATTTGCCGGCGCCATGTGCGAGGGCGGGCATCGGCGGGGCGGGCGGCAGGTATTCCATCAAGGCGTCAGTCAAGCATAGTGCTCCGTGATCCAGGGAAACTTCTCTTTCACATGCGGCTGGCCCGGCTCGCGGTTGCCGGGGAATACCACGATGCGCGCGCCAGGCGGCAGCTCGGCGACCACAGTCTTATCCGTCCAGTCGCCGACGCGGCCGGCGCCGTAGATGCCGTCGGCGTCGCTCCAGTGCGCCTCCGTCCAGGGAAGCATCTCTGAGAGCCATGCCTGCTCGTGGCCGCCGAACCGGCGATTGACGATCATCGGCGCGTGCGGATGGAAACGGACGTTCCATACTTTCGGCCGGCTGTTCGCCGTCATGAGCTGGATCGAGCCCTGATAGAAGGCGCGCCGGCCGCCCTCGACATAGTTCGGATTGCGGAACATCACAACGTCCTCCGGCCGGTCGACCAGCGGCGTGATGTCGTCGACGATAACCATGTCGAGATCAAGACTGAGGATGCGCGTGCCGATGCGTGTCCCGGCGTCCGGCGCCCAGATCGTCAGCTTGCGCCCGCACGTGCCTGGGACATGGACGCGGTCGTCGAGCGGCACACAGCGGATGCCTTCGGCGATATGCGTGCGGTCGGTGACGCAGACGAACTCATGCGGCAGGTGTAGGTGGCGCGCCACCATGTTGCGCAGCGTGACGACATGGCCCTCGCCGAAGGTGTAGTCGCGCTCGCGGGAAGGATCGTCCCAGAGAAAGCAGCAGACGGAAAGCATTCGTCAGACCCCGCCATTCATCCGGATCACCTGCCCCGAGAGATAGCCCTCGTCAACGTAGAGCAGGAAATGAATGAGCCGCGCAACTTCGGCGGCCTTGAGAAAGCGGCGTTTCGGATGCTCCTGCCGGCGCCGCTCCAGGTTCTCCAGGTCGGTGCGCCGCGTCGTCATCCCGCAATCGCCGATGATCGAAGGCGCCACGCAGATCAGCTGCTGTTTCGGCGTCAGCTTGCGGGTCTCGACATAGCGGTGCAGCGCCACCTTCGCCGCCGCATAGGCGTCGTCATAGGACCAGGTGAAGGCGGATTCGCTGCCGACGACGCAGATCCGGGCATCGTCGAAGCGCTTGAGGATGTGCTCGCAAAGCCGGATCGGCTTGAAGACGTTCACCTCCATCGCCTCGGCGGTTTCCTCCGGCGTCTGCATGGCGAGCCGTGCCGGACGCAGGAGCCCGGCGCAGAGCACGAAGCGGCGCGCTTCTTCCAGCACCGGCCCCTCGCATGCCGAGGCGACGATCTGCTCGCCTTCCGGCAGCAGCGGCTTCAGCTCCTCGATGATCTTCGACCCATAACCGGTGACGGAGAGCATCTATCGCACTCGCTTGCTGATGAGGCAGGTCATGATGATGAAGTTCGCCAGCAGGCAGAGCGCGAGAAAAGCTCCGGGCAGGAAGATCACGGCGAACAGAAGAAAGTCCGCGAGCATCTGGATCAGAAATCCTCCGGCGGGATCTCGAATAGACCGCTCTCCGGCGCCGCCAGCACCTTGATGCCGCGCCGCGTCGCCTCCCAGAGGAAATACTGCGTGCCCGGGCGCTGCTTCTCATACTCGCCCTGGCCGCGCTGCAGGATGCCCCACAGGCCGATCTGCTTGAGCCCTTGCGCCTCGCAATCGGTGATGGCCTTGGCCAGCATGAAGGCGATCGAGGAGGAGAATAGAAACGGGCAGAACAGCCGCTTCATCTCTGCTTCCGGATATGGGTTCGCCCACGGGAAATGCGGCAGGGCCAGCTTGTCCCGCATCCAGATCACGGGTTCTTCGCCGCGCGCCTCCTTCTGGCGAGCCTGTTCCTCGAGCCCGCGCAGATAGTGATAGGAACGCGTCTTGTCCTGGACGGGCAAGTGGACCTCGAACCACTGGTCCCAGCGCGGCAAGGTGCGTAGTTCGATATTGTGAGGCGAGCAGGCATAGATGAGCCAGTCGGCCTTGTCGAAGGGGGCCATCGCCACGGTCTGGGGATGCGAGCCGAGGATAGCGATGCCGGTGGGCTTGACTTGGGTGGAGGCCGGCAGGGAGGGGCTGCCGGCCGTTTCGTCGATGATCGCGTCCAACATTAGCGGCCTGACCCGATCAAGTGCCGGTATCCCGAGGCGCGGCGACATTGATCCAGTCGATATCGATGGCATCGGCCGCCCCGTCCGTGTTGGCTCGCCATACGCCGGCACCGAGCGCTACAGTCGGAGTGAGCGCCGCCGATGTGATCTGCGCCACGGACTTGCCGTTGATGAAGAAGCTAGCGACGGCGCCATCCGGGCTGACTTCGACTTCGAGCACGTCGTAGACGCCGGCCGTCGGCGTGACGCCGGTCGTCGCGGACTGGTCCACACCGGCCTTGCCTGTCACGGCCCGATAAGCCTGCTGGGTGGCACCGCCTTCGCCTGACCAGATGAAGCCGGCATAATCATCGGCTGGGGTGAGGATGCCGCCACCAGTATCGTAAGCGGCGATCTCGGTACCGCCAGAATCCGTGAAGCCGACAAACAGGCTATTTCCGGCAAGCGTGTTCGTCTTCAGCCGAACGCCGAAATGCAGCGGCCTTGCGTAGGGTTGCGACAACTGGCCCTGGTTCGCCTTCCAGATCGCAGGCGTGTTCAGGCTCTGCGCGCCGCCGATGGGCGTTTGCGTCGACGTCGCGGACGACGTCAGGCGAAACACGCCATTGGCGAGTGCTGAGGCTGGAGCGACGGGCCCTTGCCGAGGCACGATCTGTCCCGTGTCGGAAAAACCGATAATGAGCTGAGAGGGGCCATAGCGGAGCGTCAGCTCGCCGGTGTCACCGGCTTGCAGTCCCGTGAAGTCCTCGAACAAGGCCACGGTATCGGGACCAGAAAGATAGATAGCCGGCTTGTCGTCGCCACCGACGACCACGCCGTGGCGGGCGACCACCTCGCCCGCATTGCCGAGCCCCAAGGCACGGCGGTGAATGCCTTTCAGAATGCTGAAGGTCATAGAGAAACGTCCTTAGTTTGTGCCGATTGCTTAGTGCTTAGTGCTTGAAGCTGGGGTTCAGGAACACCCCGATGGTCGGCCCGTAAGAGCCGAACTCCGCCTCGTGCGCCGGGCCGCAGGGGCCGCCGCTCGCGAGGATATTGGCATCCATCCAGGACGAGCTGGCGACGATCGCGGGCTCATCGGAAAACTTGGCCGCCGGGAAGGCGGCGAGGGCCGCGGCACGGTGCATCGACGGCTGGCCGTGGTCGAGCCTGCGCATGTCGTGCACGAAGCCGACGCGCACATGGCTCATGCGGAAGCAGTCTTTCAGCACCTCGACGGCGGCTGCGCCTTTCGGCCCGTCGCAGAGAATGGCCGTCCGCCGCCCGCCCGCCTCGCTCGCCGCCAGCAGCGGCAGGCTGCCGCGCCCGTCGCCGCTATAGAGCGCGACATTGGCAAAATCCTTCAGACGCTCGCAGGCAAACTCTTCATCCGCCGAGCCGCGCAGCTCCACCGAATGGATCTCGGTGTCCGGCAGATATGTCGCCAGCATGTAGGTGGACTGCCCGCGCGCCCGGCCGCTTTCGATCACGACCTCGACGCCATAGGCCCGGCAGGTGTGGATGATCAGCGCCATCTCGGAATGCAGGATGCCGCGCGGCTCGTAGGGCTCACCGGCGATGCCTTGCAGTTCTTCGTGGCTCAATGGTTGCGGCAAGACATCAGCGATCACTGGCGATCTTCTCCGCAGCCTTGGCAAAGGCCGCCTGGCGCTTGGTTCTGGTATCGGCCTTGGAACCGGCAGCCAGCGTCTTGGCCGCAAAGCCGGCGACGGTCATGCCGGCCTTTTTGGCCTTGGCGGTGAAGAGGCCGCGATGCGATGGCGGTACGGCCTTGGCCATGAACTTCTCAGGCTTTCCAGCCATGTCAGATCCCCGTAATGCGCTTGGTGTTGTTCGTCGAAGCGTCGGCCGTTATCCGCCGGGAGAGGCCGAGCTCACCGAAGGTGAACGGAACCGTCCACGTCAGTCCCCAGGACGTTCCCCAGTGACCGCCCCAGGCGTCGTGGGTGAAGCCTTTGACGCCAGCCACGCGCGCCGTGTTGCCGGCTGCCGGCGGCTCCGCGACCCTCCGCGTGATGGTCGTGGTCATGGTCCCCACTCGTCGCCAGCCGCGCCAGTGCCCGAGACGGCAACGTCGTTGACGCGCTGGATATTGGCGTCGACGTTGCCAGCCACGGTAAAGGTCAGGCTGTCGGTCTTGGCCTTGATGGCGCTGGTCGCCGTATCGACGGTGGCGACTTCCGTTGCAATCGCGGAAAGCCGCTGATTGACGCCGGTATCGGCAAAGCTGGTGACGTTGACGCTGGATTGGATGCCCGTGTCGGTATCCGCCAGAATCTTCGCCAATCGGTCGTTGACGCCAGTGTCGGAGAAAGCAGTGACGCTGACTTGCAGGCCGGACAGGTTGGTATTGGCTGTCAGCGTCCGTGTCGCGCTATCCCACACGCCGTCCTTGATGCCGGTGTCCGTGTCAGATGCGATCTTGTTGAGCCGGTCCTGAATGCCCGTATCGGCGAAGGACGAAACTTCTACCTTCGGAACGCCCGCCAAGGTCGGCGCGGCGGCGGCGGTACCGAGCCAGCGGATCACATTTCCCGGCAGATAGGAATTGTTGGCGACCGATCCCGTATCCAGCTCGCCCGTGGGCGATAGTGTGCCATTGGTCGCGGCAAATTGCCTGAGCACGTCGGCGGCTCCCGTGTCGCCGCTCATGCGCTTGGTATCGGCCGTCAGATAGCTGTTGTTGTCGACGGAACCGGTATCGAGGCCGCCGGTCGGGGACAAGGTGCCAGCCGTACCGGCAAATTTCTGCAGCACGTCGGCGGCGCCGGTGTCGCCGTTCACCTGCACGACATTGGCGCGCGGCTCGCCGATCTCGAACACCGCCGGGAAAAAGCGCACCGTGCGCGCATCGACCGTGACGCTGTCGATCGCCACCCAGTAGCTTGACCCTACCGCATAGAAGCTTGGATCGTCGGCCGTGTTGAACAGCGAGATCGAGATGCCCTTGAAGCCGATCCGCTCATCGAAATTACCGGTGTCGCCGAGGATCGCATAGCCGCTGTCGGTCGCACGCTGGGCGACGCCGCCGTTCTTGAACACCTCGATATCGGTGACGGCGAGCGATGAGCCGATGCTGATGCTCGCACCGCTGTCGTTGTAGAAGTTCAGCGGGATGTAGAGCGTGTCGCCGGGAGAGGCCGCCGTCAGCGCGCCGCCGTTGCGCTTGCCGAAATTGATGGTCATTGCCGGATCAGGAACCTCGGTTTGACGAAGCGGCTGCTCTGGAATTCCTTGTCGGCGTAGTGGTCGAGAACCGTTCCGCCGCCACCGCCGCCTGCCGTGTAGTCGATTGAAAGGCGGGCCTCGGTGAGCGTCGCGTGCTCAAGCGCGGCGAATTTCACGAAGTTCACGCTAGCGCCGCTATTGTTGAAAAACCCGAGCGCGACGTCGTTATTGGAGGCCCAGCCGGCCCTTCCAAGCAGTTCCGAAATGATGCTCGTAACCGTAATGGCGTTATCAGCACCATTCGTCCAGGATGTCTTGTTCACCGAAGCCGAAGTCTTGGTCATGGCCTTGATGCGGTTGGCCGGCGAGGTGAAAGCTGCCGCATCGTCAACAGCGTTGCCAAATATATTGATATTGGGACTGCCGGTGACGCCCGTGACGCGGATCGTCAATGTCGCCGAGTTGACGGTAGAACCGGCCGGAATTGCGATCGTCTGGAAACGCAATCCTGCATAGCTTCGAGCTGCGTTGGCCCTGCCCGCGTAAAGGTATGATCGCGGATACGCATTGAAGGAACTGAATGTTGCCCCGTTGTTTTTCCAGTAAGACCACACGTCGTCACCATTGGCGGCGATGTTCTCGTTGACCGTTGGGTCAATGACCACCGGCCAGGTGACGTCATCCGTCCAGACGGTTTGCTTCTGCCGCCTGAGCTCTCGCGGCACCATCGTGCGGCCAGTCCATCGGACCGCGATGATGCAGGCGGCAGGGTCGCGCGTCTCGATCAGCTCCAGACGCCGCCTGGCGCTATCCTGTCCGACCAACGGCACGATCAGGTCCATGTCACCCTGGACGCGCCATGACCACTCACGCGGCGCAGATGGCGTGTTCAGCACGAGCAGCGTTGCGCAGCCGCCGGGGAGTGGCTGGATGATGTAATCGGTGTCGCGGCCGACCTCACCCCATTTGAACAGGCCGCCCTCGGCGAGCGCGCCTCTGGCTTCAGTGACGAGTTCGATCGAGACACGCTTGCCGCTGCGGGAATTGTAGACATGGGCCGGCGCATCGTGGGCGACCTGCAGCGCATAGGGGCAGTTGCGCAGCGCATGGCAGCCGCGGACGGCGTCGAACTCCGGGGTCAGGTCGATGTCGAGCAGCCGGCCGTCCTGCTCATAATGCTTTGGCTGCTGGCCGACATCTAGCCGGTGCCGGCCGTCGCCGAGATCGAAGGTCTTGGAGCACGGCGTCCGCTTGGCCTCGATCTCACGCATGGCTGAAGCGCGCCTTCTGGCGAGACGGGATAGCGGCAGCGGCAGCAACATCGATCGGCCATCCGCTCGCTTTCAGCGAGGTGAATGCGGCAAATGGATTTGCCAGCACATCGCGATAGTGCAGCACGTCGACGGAACGGAAGGATCTGCGGTCGCGCAGCACCTCGACGATGCCGTCCATCGACCGGTCGAGATCGGGGATGCGGGCCGCCGCATAGTCAGTGCCGAAGAACGCCAGCAGCGAGACGCGGATCTCCGACGCCGGGCGCCGCATGAAGACGATGCGGTAATCGCCGGGCGGCATGCGCAGAACGCCGCCCCACAGGCACTTCACCAGCTTGCCGGGATAGCGCTGCTCGAGATCGCCGCGCAGATAATCCTCCCCGTCCAGCTCGTAATAGCTATCATTGGGCTTGTAGTCGGCCTCGCCCCAGCGGGCGTTCATTTCCTCGTCGCGCCGGGTGGAATAGACGGCTGCCAAGCCGCCAGCCTCCAGCGCCTGCATCATCATCGATGTGCCGCAGCGCATGAAGCCGGAGACGATGTGGAGCATTAATGGTTAGTCTTTTGTATGCGTGTAAGAAAGACGGGAGATCACGTGCGGACCAGCAACACTGTAAGACTTACCGCTCTATTGTTCCTGTTATAGGTCGGTTTTATTTGCTGTAGGTAGGAGGGAACACTCAATTGTGGCTTTATGCCGAAACTTTCCCCAGTCGTGCGATCAAACGTGAATAGTGAGAAAAAGTTAGCGGGAGAAACCAAATGGCTTCCTAGAACATCGATCTTACCGTTGTCATTCACTCCGCCGAAGTCACCTGAGGTAACGGCTGCGCTAACCAATAGGCCATCGCAATCAAAAGCCTGCCCTTCGTCCTGATTGGGAAATGGTGACACTTCGCCGGACGAAGAAAAGTTCCAAGTAAGTTTGACCCAGCCTTCGGGAACATTCTGCTCAATCGTATAATTTATTACCGCCATAATTCAATCATCTCCCAGGAGATGTCTGTTATCAGCCGTTGTCAGCCCAGACGTACAGCTTGCCGGCGACTCCAGCGCTTGCTGGTGTTACTTTGATACGAAGCCGGCCACCCGCAGCGACCGGCGGAAAATACTGGTCTACACCAGTGTCAAAACCATCGGGTGAAGTACCGGGGATGACCGGTGCGCGAAGAAAGCTGGCACCAAGGCTGTCCTCATCATTGACGAGCGTGAGACCGCCGGAAGTATCGCCTTGAGCGTTGATTAACGCTACGTAGAGTGCGGCACCAGTATCGCTAACCGTTGGTGCCCAGCCCATCTGGCGAATGATGCCGGAAAAAACCGGACCGGTATCGCCCTGCGTTCCAGTATCGGTATTGATGTCGAATCGCATGCGCTGCATCATTGGCCGTCGCCCTCTTTCTTGACTTGCGCCGTGCGCAGAATATCCAAGACCGCTCTGGCCAGATCGCGCGTGCCGGTCTCCGGCGCCAGCGGCTCGCCGCCCTTGCCGGTCAGCTCGACCTTGTCGGAGAACATGCCGAACACCCGCGCCAGTTTCTCCAGCGCCGCCTGCTTATCCGAGAGCTTGACGCGGATGGCGCCGCCCTTCTCGGTGACGGTCTGGCTGACCTCGGCAATGACGCCGCGCTGGGCTTCCGTCAGGTCATCGCTTGGCTTCACGGTGACGCCGTCTGGCCCCCAGGCGAAATAATCCCCGGCATTGGCGAAGGCGATGCTGGCCAGCTCGTCGACGATCCGCGCGCGCGTGACGCCGGGTCTTTCGGCCATCGCCAATGCGACGGCTTCGGCGACCTTCGGCTTGCGCAAGAGCTGGTAGGCGAGCTGGTTGGCGGTGTGCTCGGAATAGCCGGCCCGGATCGCCGCCTGCGTGCCGTTGAGGTCGACGAGATATTCCTCGACGAAGCGGACCTGCTTGGGCTCGAGGCCCTCTTTCCAGGCGCCGGGCTTGTCGTCGCTCATGAATTCAGCCTGTAGGGTTGCCAAAGCCCGCGCAGCGTCAGGTCGGCGATCTGCTCCTCGCCGAGCTGGAACACCGCCGGCGGCGCGATGTAATAGTCCTTGCCGCCCATGCGAGCGCAGAACAGAAATGCGACCTGGTTCACCCGGACATATTCCTGGACCAGGATGTCGATCTCGCTGTTTTGCGGCAGGCCCATCTTGGCGAAGCCATTTGCCGCGTAGCCCATGGCGACGTCGACGATGCGGCGCTCGCGCTTGACCTTGCGCTTGAACTTGCCCCCGGTGGTTTCCTCGACGATCGCGGTGAGGCGCGTCTGCTCGGCATATTTCTCAAAGGGCGCGACCAGGAACACCTCGTCGAGCCCCTCGATGCGCTCGCCATGGACGTGATCGAGCGGCATCAGGAGATCGCTCCGCCTTCGGAGAGCGGCGCGTCGGCGTCGCGGAACCGGATGCCGTCCATGGGGATCTCGCCGTTCATCATAGCGATGGTCTCGGCTTCGAATTCGGCTTGCGACCGGCGGCGGAAGGGAGCCGGCTTCTCGGCAGGCGCTGGCGGCTGCGCTGGTGCGGAGGCTGGAGCCGAGTCCGACATTGGCGCTGGTGCCGCCTGCGCCGGGCTCGGTGATTTCGGCTCGAGCCGTATCTGCGGCTCGTCAACCACGCCTTCGCCCTCAGGCACCACGATGAGATAGGCGGTGTGATCGTGCCCGATCAGGCGGCCCAGGCCGTCGAGCATGCGCCGCGCCTCGCCCTCGGTCCAATGGGTCGAGAAGATGGTGAGGTGCCCGGTTGGGCCAATCGTCGCGATCAGGTAGCCGGGCCGGTCGCTCATCAGTAGCCGCCCGCTGCGATGGTGCGCTTCGGCGCGACCCGGGCCGGCAGCTTGCCGAGCGCCTTCTTACCGCGCTTCTTGTCAGCGGCGACGAAATCGCGGCCGACGGATTGCTTGACGCCGGCTTTCTTGGCGAATTTCGGCGAGTGGGCGATGATGTTCATGAAACGGTGCTGGGCCTGGCTGGTGCTGGGCATGTGTCTTTCCGCCTCAGCAGCCGCGCTTGCCGCCTTTGCCGCCGCCCATCGGCTTGGGCGCAGGCTTGGAAGACGAAGGCTTCGGACTCGATGCAGGCTTGGGCGATTTCGCCATGCGGGTGGTCCTTTCGATTATGACTGAGACTTGACGAACGCAGTTTCTGTGCACAAAGATGCTGTCATGAGCAGAAAGCGCGCAGAGAAGATCGAGAACGCGGCGACCAGTTTCGCCCGCTGGCGGCTGATGCTTGGGCTTACCCAAGAAGAGGCGGCGGCGAAATTGCAGAAAAGCCGGCGCGCCATCCAAGCCTACGAGCGGCCCGATCCCAAGACAGGACGCCCCGCCGTGCCCGACTACGCAGCCCGCGTGCTCATGGATATGATGGCGAAGGGCGCCAGCATACCGGAGCCTTGGCCGGAATGAAAGCGATGATCACCCGTCACAAAGACCATTTCATCGTCATCGGCCGCCCGATGAACAAAACCGAGATCAAGCGCGCGGCCAAGCTGCCTTTCGGCGGCGGCATGGCTCTCGCGACGATGCGACACAATCAAGTCGCCATCGTCATCGATCGGCACGAGCTGCGCGATTTCATCGTGGAGCAACTTGGGCCGGAGCTTATCCACGCGCTTGCGCAGCTCGTTATCCCGATCGATTGACTGTGTTCACGAAAACGTGATCGCATATTAGGCGCGGGAACCGCGACCTTTCCTTGGTGTTTGCGCGGAAACCGCGCTACAATCCCCTTGTCATCGCGACGAACCCGCGCCGCGAAGGTTCCCCGTAAAGGGGAGGAGCCCTGGATCAAGCCGGCGCGGGGGAGCTGAAAAGCCCGAAGCGACGCGCATCTCTCTCCAAGGACAACTCAACCATCCTGGAGGACGACATGGCCTATCAAATCGGCGAGAAATTCAAGTTTTCCGTAGGCGACAAAGTGATTTGCAACGGCCACCCTGGCCGCATCGCCGCCGTTCTGTCTGGCATCTGTGAAGGTATGGTGGAAGTCAAACTCGAACGCGGAGAAGTCTGCGTTTCCGCCTCCTACCCAGACTGTTACCCCGCCGAATAATCCTCTCGGACAGCCTTCGGGCTGTCCTTGCAGGGAGATGCGAGACGCCTCCACACAGAGGACAACCCATGAACAGAACCTATATCGACCGCGGCTGGACGATCGAGCGCCGTGCAGCCGTCGGCGAGCGCTATCAGCGGATCATGGCAGCGAGGACGCGGAGGCTGGAAACAGCTTTTGCGGCGACGTTCGTCACCCGCCGTTAGCCCAGCAAAAACCCGGCGCGTGGTGGCCCACACCACGGCCGGGCAACACAGGCAAAACCCCACCATGACCAAACGGAGGACTTGCAGTGCATAACGCTAGCACAGTCCCGAGATGGATGCAAATCCTGACCGGGATCGGCCTCGGCGCCATCGCCATGAGCGCGCTGAAGGTCGACATCATCAACAACTACGAGTACGGCGCCGGCATCTCGCCGGAGCTCGCGACGGTGATGGTCATCGCCGCCGTCTGCGTTGCCGCATTGCCGGCGGTCGCGGCCATCTTCGGCTGGTCCAGCCTGTTGCGCACGCTCACTGCGGTATGCGTCCTGTTGACCTGCTGGGCGGCGATCAATGCCTATGCCCAGAAGATGGGTGCACAGATCCTGGGACGCACCGCCGAGGCGGCCAAATACGCCTCGGCCGAGAAGGACCAGGCCCGCGCGAGAGCGACGCTGGCGGCCATCAAGGAGACCGCCGACACCGCCACGCTGGAACGGCTGATCGCCGATGCCGGCAAGACGGCGGAGGCACTGGAGCAGGGTGACACCAAGAAGATGGGTGCCGCCTCCTGCTTCAAGTTCTGCCGCGAGGCCAAGGCCGCTCACGCCGCCTTGCTCGACCGCCTCGCCGAGGCCAAGACGCGCGACGCCGCGAAGGCCGAGCTCGCCGAGGCCAAGACCGATGCCGAGGCCGGACCGTCCGAAGCCTCGATGGTGGCGACCTGGATCGCCGCCAGGACGAACCGGGACGCCGCAGACATCGCCAGGACCATCGCCTTGGTGATGACCATCCTCGGCATCTTGGTGACCCAGGGCGTGGCGCTCTTGGCCCATACCGCCGTCAAGCTGATCGGCTCGGGCGTCAAGTCCCGGCGCCAGTCAGCGGAGGACCAGCCGGAGCCGGCCGCCACAGAGACGCCGGCGGTCATGACTGAGGCCGCGGCGCTCGACTGGCTCCGTCAGCGCATCCGTACGAGCCAGGGCACCTACATCGCATCCGGCAACAAGATCGCCGATGAGATCGGAGTGGCCCGCTCGACCTTCGCCAAATGGGTGCAGCGCTGGATCGAGAGCGGTGCTCTCACCGTCGTCCGTTCCGGACGGAGGACCGAGTTCTCCGTTCCGAAAATCCGCCGTGTCGCGTAACCCGTGAAGGCCGGGCCCCGTGCCCGGTCTCCACATCCATGGAGACACCCGATGCCCAAGCCGTCCACCAAACGTCCACGCGGCGCCGTCACTGTCCCGATGGACCGCGCCATTGTCTGGCGACTGTCCAGCGACTGTCTCGCCACAGGCGGCGATATTTCAGCCACAGCCGAAAATATGAAGCTGGCCAAGGCTTTTGCCGCGAAATGCCTTAGACGGATCGTGGATGCATCCAAGACGATGCTGGACGCGATCAGGACGCACAGAGACAATGCGTGAACAGCTCATGTCTCGCCATCAGCCCGCCCTGGAGGCGGGTTTTTTTTGCGCATGCGACCGATTGCGTGTATGCTCCGATTGAGTACAATCTAAAGCTTTATAAACCGGTCATTTGTTCTGCAGCAGGTCCTCGATCGCCTGTGCGCTTTCTTCATATGCGAACTGCCGCTGCACGGCGCCGCGAGCGAAATCGGCGAGCGAATTGCCATGCCTCATGCGGCCAGCGCGATGGAAACAGCTCCACCAACCCTCGGCATCCCAGGCGATCAGGATGAAGCCGTCGAGGGTCTCGCCGTAATGCTTTTCGGCTTTGGCGACCTTCGAGCGCAGATCGGTCCATGCCTCTTTGGCGTTGCGCTCGGCAAGGCCGGGGAGGACGCGAAGCTCGGCGCCGTTCTTGGCACGGATCTTCCCGATACGGCAATGCGGCTTGACCGCGGCGTCAGTCGTCGTCATCCGCCCTCGACCACAGAAAAGATCAGCACGATCAGGAATGCGAAGTAGAGCAGCTCGGCGAGGCTCACCAGCCACCAAGCCAGACAGCCGCGGCGTTGCAGGCCAGCAAGAACAGCACCAGAGCGAGAGCGATGCCGGTGGCGCTCACCGCGTGATCTCGGGACCGAAGACATGGTCGGGCTCTTTTGCCAGGTCGGCGTCGATGCGCGCCTTGGTGCGCTGCATGTGGCCGATGCGGTTCTTCGGATCGCCGTCGCTCTGCTTCTGCTCCGCGGTCCAATTATCCGTCCACCAATAGGGCTCGAACTCCTGACGGCCGAAGGAGGTGCGGTCGAAGATTGCGCTCATTCGGTCAACTCAATCTGTAACGTTGGGTGCAAGTTGCAGAAGTGCAATCTGAAGTTTCATCAGCCTATTTATTCTGCAGCACGTCTTCGCGAAGCTCGGCGGCGTCATCATGAAAAAGCCCGCAACGCGGACCAAGTCCGGGCGGGCATCGTCCTGGCCCGGATAATTTTCGAGCCATACCACAATCTTGCCGAAGCATTTTGGATTTTCCCGTTTTTGTCAATAACCTTTTTCCGAATGGTCACGAATTCGCTGTTGTCAACGCCGATGACTGTCTATATATTATAGACATTGAGACGGCGATCGGGCCGCTCAACTGATGGCAGGAGGCCACGACGATGCAGAAAACGATCGACATCAAGACATTCGCGAATGGCGACAAACTGACCTGCACGCCCTGCAAAGGCGGCGTGGGCGAGCTGATGATCAACGGCAAGCGTGCTGTCTATCAGCCGCTGATCACGCCCAAAAAGCATTCCAGCGGGCAGGTGATCGTAGCTGTCGTGGATAGCAAATACGCCCTCACTGAGACGGAGATCGACGCCATCCTGGCCGCCAATCAGCACTATGCGCCGACGTTGATCGACCGGATGAACAGGATCTGGCAATTGGAGGACACCGTCCGCGATCGGCAGGCCGAAGTCGGATCAGCCAGAAACGCAGCCGTCGAATACGCCCGCATCCACGGCGTCAAACCCTCGCACGAAGAGGGCGAAATGGCCGAACTTGCCGCTCTCGCGAAGGCCGGGGCCGATCTGGCTGCCGCCATCAAGGCTGACCCGGAAGCATGGCAAGCCGTTCAGACCCAACGGCGCGAGGCAATCGATCGCGCAATGAACCACTGATCATCCACACATCAAGGAGCGCTGAACCATGACCACCAACCGCACCCGGCGCAAAGTGCGCGGCGACTACCTGACCGAAGATAGGTACATCAACCAGTATGCGCCGAAATATATGCTGGTGGACGTCGATGACCAGGGCCGCGCTTGGCCGGTCATGCCCGAAGACATCCTGCCTGACGCCGATATGATTGGCTTTGTTGGTCCGCTGACGGCGGAAATCTGGGGCGATGGCTGCTATCTTGGCCGTCATTTCTCGCCCGATAAGGGCGAGCTTGAACGGTGCGGCATCAAAGCCAAGCTCTGCGGCTCGGCGATCGACAGATGCTGACCAATCTCGACAAACTCCGCCTGCTCGGCGAGGCTCTTCACGGGCCACGGTGGCAGAATGCCGTGGCCCGAGATCTAGACGTCAACCCGCGGCAGGTGCATCGCTGGGTATCCGGCGAGTATGAGCCACACGAGGGACATGTCGCCGATCTGATCAGGCTTGCGCAGCGGCGATCTGCGAAAATTGCCGAGGCCATTGAGTCCACATCCTAATTCCACGGGTCACGAGTGGCGCCGATGCCGTCGATGCGCCAGCGCTCGAACATCTGCTCGCCGCGCATCTGCATGGTCAGCAGGCGGAGCCCTTCCCACCAGGTGGCATAGTCATCGCGCGCCTTGGCGCGGATCGCCGCCATCTCCTGTGGCGAGGTGCCGGCATAGGTGATCGCGCAGCCGTTCGGCTCGTGCGACTTGCGGCCCTTGCGGGTGACGCCGTAGAGCATGCGCAGCCGGCCGTAGACGGCGACATCCCATAGCTCGCGGCTGTTTCGTACGATCCGGCCCTCGCCGCCGATCCAGACCGGCACGACGCGCGGCGGCGGCAGGTCGGGGTTCCAGACCGGCGGCTGACGGCGCGCGGCGCTGTCGATGATCAGGCGCGGAGCCGGCCAGCGCAGCTTGACGACATGGCGGTGCACGATATGGGCATCGGCATGGGCTGCCATGCTGCGCTCGGCAGTGGCGGCCAGCGCGACATCGAACATCTCGGGTGGTCCGAGCGCGTCATCACGGCTGCCGTCGCCGCACCAATCCGTATCGTATTGCACCATCTGGATGCGGTAGGCCCAGATCAAGAGCTTCCAGGTGGTGATCGGATTTTTGAGGGGTTTGGGGTTTCTGGGGTTTTTGGGGTGCGTTTCAGCCCTATACATGTAACTGTCACCAAATATGTCTAAAATGTGTTGACACTTGCTACGCATTGGTTGAATCAGACCCCAAAAACCCCAGAAACCCCAAAACCACCCCTTACCTTTCATAGGAGCCGGGTGCCCGGATCATCGAGATAGAAGCTGTTCCCATGTTTGGGATCGGCGATTTTCTTCAGCTTGAGGCCATCGCTGATCTTGTCGGCGTGTTTCGCCAGCCAGCGGCCGAGGCTCTTGGAATTGAGGTTTTTTTCCGCGACAGCGGCATGGATGGCCTCGCGCAACCGCGGATAGGCATGCAGGCCGATCTGTCCCTCGTTGACGCGCTGCAACAATTCGGCCGCGGTCATCTCGTAGCTGCGGCCGGTGCCGATTTCGGCGGCCCAGGCGTTCATCACCGTAGCGAGTTCCACGCGGCAAGGGTCGTTCTCGCGGGCCTTTTCCATGGTGACGACGGGATCGTCCTCCCCGAGCCACACCAGCGCCGAGCGCACGCTGTCGGACCAGCTTTCGAAGGAGGCTAGCGGGGAGAGGCACGCTGGCCGGCCGGCGAGAAGATAAGCGCGCACGATGGTGAGGCAGGCGGCAATGTAGGGACCGCGGCCGGCCAGCACCACCTGCGCCGGCTTGGCGGCAAAGCGGCGCAGCTCCGGGCGCTCCTGGCCGGCATCGAGCGACGACATCAGCGCCCGCCGGGTCATGTCGTCGAGCACGGCGAGATTGTTGCCGGTGGCGAAAAAGGTGGCGCGGTTCAGCACCTGGCCGATCTCCGACCGGCCGAGGATGCGCGGCGTGATCAGGGGACGCTCGATGGCCTGGCAGAGCATCTCGCCGCCGAGCCCGCCATTGACGTTGTCGATCGAGATGATCGGCTGCCCGGCCATCAGCGCCGCGCCGAGACGCTTTTCCATCTCGTCCTCGGTCTTGCCGGCGGCGATCACCGGGCAGAGCTGGCCGAGCGATATGGCGGAGGAGACGTCGAAAACGTAGCTCTTGCCGCTGCCGGCCTGCGGGGCGGTCGTGGCATGCATGGGGGCGGCGTCGAGGCTGGCGCGCACCACGGGCGTAATTAGCGCCGAGAGCGCGACCGCGAGGCTGCCAGGACCGCTGAAGGGAAATTCGGCGAGCAGCTCCTTCAAGAGGATCAAGGCGTCGAGGGCATCGTCATAGGTCGGCTCGGCGACCATCTCGGGCAGCGCGGGCGGATCGACCAGGATCAGCCCGGTCACGGCGTCATAGCCCGGCTCCAGGAGCAGGCTGCCGTCGCGGCGCATCGTCTGCGTGCCGATGATGCCGGTCACCGGCGGGAAGCGCCAGTCGCCATAGCGGGCGTTGATGGTGGCGGCGATGTCCTTGGAGGGATCGGCCGGCAGCCAGTCGCGGGCACGGGCGTCGAACTTTTTCCAGCGGATATGGCGGGCGAGCGTCAGACGCATGTAGACGTCGTCGATCACGGCGAGACGCGGCGTGCCGGTCTCACGGCCATCGGAGGCAGGGACCGTATCGATCACCGGACGGACCAAGCGGTTGCCGCGCCGGTAGAAGGGGACGCCGGCGGCGATCAGATGCGCCTCGGCGTCGTCGGCGATGCCGGCGAGCTGGCCAGCCCTGATGCGGATCAGCGGCAACGCTTCATCGATCGCGCCCTGATCGACGAGCGCCAAGCGCCGGCGTGGGGTCGGGGTGGGTGCGCTATCCAACATCGGCCCCGCACGCCTTGCGAATTTTCTCCATCAGCTCGGGCTGGAGGAAGCCTGTCCAGCCGACATAGCCGTCGAGCGCCTCGACGATCTCCTCCGCCGTCAGGATGTCCTGGCGCAGCGCCTGGCCGAGGAACTCGATCTCCTGCAATGCAGATTTGGCCCTCAGATGCGCGATCCGCAGCTCGGCGAGCACAAGATTGCGGATGGCGGTCTCATCAGGCATGAATGGCTCATCAGATCAGAACGGCAATGCGTCGCCGCGGTCCATATCGGTGCCGTCGGCGAAGGCCATCGGCGCTTGGCTGTCAGGCCGGGATTTGACGGCGCTGGTCTTGCGCGTCGGCGTCCGCGGCGTCTTCGGCTTCGACCTGCCGATCAGCGCCATGGGCTGCACCAGCGAGGCGGAGACGGATAATCCATACCGCGTGCCGGTCTCGCTCTCCCAGGAGCGCAGCGTCAGCTTGCCCTCGATGTAGAGCTCGGTGCCCTTGGTTAGGTTGCCGGCGATCTCGGCGAGGCTCTCCGACCAGGCGACGACGTTCAGCCATTGCGCCTCGTCGTCCTGGCCCTCGATCACCGAGAGCGTCACGAACTGGCGGCCGGAGGTCTTGGCGGTCTTGATCTCGGCATCACGGCCGAGACGGCCCTCGAAGGCGCAGGCGATGCCTTTCATGGCCGCGCCTCCTCTGTTGACGAAGCCCGTCCGCCATCCTGCCGCTGCTCGTCATGGCAGGCACAGCGGCAGCCATCGGCTTGGAAATAATCGCCGGACTCGCGCGGCCAGCGGCGGTGGCGCTCTTCGAGGCAATCATGGGCATCGCGGGCGAGGCAGCCGCAGGGGCGGGGATGGGTCATGCGGACGGCTTTCATCGCTGAACAGCCGCGTCCGCAAAATCAGGGCAGCGAACATCTTTCGTATAGCGTTTCGATGGTGCTCCGCCTGCCGCATTTGCCCATAAAAACCAGCGATTTGTAGCTTTCCAGATGTCCTCAAGGGTCGCAGGTTCAACATTGATCGGCTTGGCGCTGCCAGGATACCAAATGTGCATTTTCTCTGGTTGTTGCCGGTGTCCCCAAATCACCAGTACGGTGTCGCCGCGGTTGACCTTTCGATGAATTGTTATTTCTTGCCCGCGCGGCAAGCCTACCCCTGGCGTCTTAAATTCAAAATGGAGAAACAAGCCGTTCCGCTCGACTTCGCCGTCTTTGTCGCTCACGCGGATTCGAGTGTCGCCGAAAGCGCTCTCCAAGAAGCCGTAATCCCAGAGCGCATTTTTGAAGTGATCTATGTTTCTGATGGTCATGGCCGGAGTTCTCTTACAACTGCGCCGAACTGACGAAACTCGTCAGCGAATAGGTCGATCTGATCGCCAAAATAAGCGAACACACTGCCGTGCGTAGAACCGCTCCGACTGTCGTCGCCGTAGAAATTGATGCGGTGATGGGTGAAGCAAAGCGTGCCATTCCAAAGGGGCTGGAACCAGCTTGTATCCGTGCAATGAGCATTCACGAGTGTAATGGCTGCGGCCACCCGTTGTGCTGCGATCTCCGCCATCAGCTTAGAGATGAACTCGCCGACAAACCGGCCATAGGGTGGATTCAGCCAAACGCGACCATTCCACGGCTGTCTCAAGCCGTCATCGGCTTGTGTGAAAATCTTTTCCGCGAGAACCGTTTCATTGGCGGGAAGGCAAGTGGCAGGATCGAGATCGATGCCACCAAGGACACGGCGCGCTGCGTTGATGTACTCGACGGGCGTATAGTGCTCGTTGCTGAGGGATTGCTGGATGAGCTGCCCCGCGCCCTTTTCGTTGCCCCACAACTTACGGCTGATATTTACAGCTTCTTTGCAACTTATAATGTCCAAATCCGACGTTAACGTCGGATTTGCCAAACCGATGAGACGTTGTGCTGTCCGATCGGAGCCAAACCCCAGCACCTCCGCATTCGCTTCAAGCCAAGGCAACCACTCGCCGTGCTTCAGTGATGCCTTCTTCTCAGCTAGGCGGCGTCCGGCTTCGGCCGCATGACGCACGGAATCGATAATCGAGTTTCGCGCCGCTTCGTAGAACTCACCGATCTCGATTGCATCGCGATCAACGATTTGACCCGATAGCGGCGCGTCATAGGTCTGCAACTCACTCACACTCGGCACTCCATTTCACACGGTCTCCATTTCCATCATCTTCGCCATCTCGGCCCCGGCCCGGATGTCGGCCTCGCCGATGCCGTAGTCGCGCAAGCTCCGTAGCGCCAGCGCCGGCAGGGTGATCCTCTGGTCGCCGACCAGCTTGCCGGTCTTGCCGCGGCCTTTGCGCTCTGGAGGCCTCAGCCCATGGCGGTCGACGAAGCCGGCGAGGGTATTGGCGGTGACGCCAAGCTGGCGGGCGATGCGTATCCGGCCGAGGCCGGCGGCGAATAGTTTGCGGATCTCGTCCTCGCGGCCGGTGAGCACCGAGCAGTGCGGTTTGGCCGGAGATGCGCGCCGCAGCAACGGATAGGGACATTGCCCCATCGAGCGCAGCCACGTATGCAGGTTTTTGACTTGGTCGACGCTCCAGCCGAGCCGGGCTGCAATGTGGTCGCGCGGCGCGCCGTCTCGGCAGAGCGCCAAGAATTCCGCCTGTTTATCGGCATAACGCACTTTGCCGGCCATCTCACGTCTCGCTCGCGATGCATTGCCGGCGCTTGCGTACGGCCGGCAACTGGTATTTGCGTCTGAGCCATTCGACCCAGTGGTGGGTTTTCCCGAAGCGCGCCGCGATCTCTCTGCGAGTGGCGCCAGCGTCGAGCATGGCGGAAACTGCCGGGACGACCACGGTCTCATTGTGCCGCGAAATCGGGGCGATATGGACGGGACGGGAGGTTTTCGGCGGGAACCAGTACCGGTCCCATTTCGGAGCTGGCCGCCTGAACAGCTTGGCGCAGGTGGTGCAGAAAGAGGTGTATTGCGGGCGCTCGCCGCATTCGGGGCATCGTCTCATGGCGCACTCATCCAGCGGTTCCGGATCACGCGCCGCTCCGATAGCGTGTGGTGGTGCGCGCAATAGCTCGCATGGTGCGGGCTTTTCGGCGCGGCGCAGAACAGGAACGGGCTGTCGTCGTTGACCGGCCAGCGGCACTGCGACGCCTTCAAGGCGAGTAGCCCTACCGGCTGGCATTGCGGCTTCACCGATGCCGATGCCGATGCCGGGGGCTTTGGCGGTCTCGGTTTGGAAGCGTCTGCCACGGCGCATGAGGTCGATGGTTTCGGTTCCGCGCCGGCTTTCAGGCGTTTCAGCCGGCCGGCGATGGCATTGCGTGAGATATTGGCGCCGAAAGCCTCGTTGATGCGCGCCGCCATGACGCTGTATGTGATCGCCGGATCAGCGTCCGCGGCTGCCGAAAGACGCAGGAGATGGTCGTCCATATCCTTGGACCAGCGGGCCATCACGCGGCCTCCGCATCGTCTGCCATCGCCTTGGCGGCCTCGCGGCGGCGCTTCTTGCGAGTCTTGGCGCCGCGGATGCAGGCTTGGATGCGCTGCTCGCGCTGCCAGCAGGTCGCATCGATCAGATCGTCCAGCGTCACCAGGAGCCCATGGCGCTCTGCCATGGCGACGATGAAATCCCGCCAGTAATAGGTCTGCAGAGACCCGCGCGCGACCCATTGATGGGCCCGGTTCGCGGGCACGCCCATGTCCTCGGCGAGCGTTGCGACGCTCGGCCAGAGGTTGAACCATTCGCGGAAACTAACGGATTTTTCAGGCATAAGTGCGATATTGCACAAAAGGAGAGTGGAGACAATCCACTCATTGTAGAAAAATCCACAAAACCCAGTGGTGACGAAGCGGGCAAAATCAGTTACATATCGTGAATGACCGACGACAACGAAGAAGTTGATTTATCCGCGCTGCGCGAAGAGATCGACTTGGCCCTGCTTGGCGCCAGGCTCGAAGCTGCGCGTGTGAGAAAGTTCGCCAAGATCAGTGACGTCGCGAAAGCACTTGATAAGCTGAGCAATAGTGAGGCGGCCACACGCGGGCGCACCTATTACAGCCATGAAGGGGCCGAACGCCGGCCGAGGATGAGCGACCTCAAGCGGTATTCCACGCTCTTCGAAGTCCCGGTCGCGTTTTTTCTCCGCGGCGGTTACGCATCGATCCCGGACAGTGAAATCGAAATTTTCCGCAAACGCAAAGCCAAGTCTTCGGATGATGGGATTTCGCGAGATAGTTCCGGCACTTCGCCTTTGCCAATTAACCAACCAATCAAACAACCAGAAATAACAACTTCACATAACAGGGCAGTAGGCTTTATAGTCATTTTAACGGCGAGCGAGATAAGGCATATTAACACTGGACGGGGGAGCCTGGCAAACATGTCGGGGCCATCGCTGTCTGTGCCGGGTCTCGTATCTGCAAGCCCTCACAGCTACGCTTATATTTTGCCTGATCACGACCGCTCCATGACGGTCGATCATAAAACCTCTATTGCCCCTGGCTCCGTCGTTGTTGCGGATCCGATGCGCACGATTAATCCTGGCGATCTCGTACTCGTCGATCACCAGGATTACGAGCATCCGCTTGTGCGGATCTATACGGCGACGCGCCCCTATGCCCGCGGCGTTGCGTTCAAACTGACCGCGTTCAATCCCGCCTATGAGCCCGTCGTCGTCTCCAACGCCGGCGAAGTGCTCGGAATCGCACGCGTCATCTCCTCCACGCACCTCTGGTGAGTGGAATTTTCCACGAAATGTGGAAATTTTCGATTGACGCTTCGCGTATTGTCCCGTAAAACTCGTCACACAAAGTGGAATGTTCCACTTTGTTGCGTGGCGGGTTAGCTCGTTGTCCTGGCGCGCAGCCCTCCTCGGGCGTTTCCTCCCTAGACTGGCCGGCTATTTTGCTCCCGCTTGATAGCCGGCCCCTTTTGCGGGGCGTGCGCGTGGTTCTCGATATCCCAGGTCAGTTCCGCCTTCTGTGCCGGTCCTATGAGCGGTGCATCGATTTGACGAGCGGGCAGATGCTCGAAATCGTCGAAAGCCAACTCGAAGGCTGCCGGGCAAGAGGCAAAGCCGGCCACTGGGCGTATGAAGGCATCGTCCATCACAAGGCGCTGGCTGAACTGCGCGACGCGCTCATTGTGGAATGCTCTACAGAGCGGAGGGCGGCATGAGCGAGCCGGCCCTTGTCTGCGACCGCGATCTCGATTTCTCCCGCTACGCCCCGGTAAAGCGCCAGGAAATCGTCTGGTGCCAATCGGATAAAGCGCCTCCCGGCGAGCTGGCCATTCTGGCCCGCCATATGCGGGGTGCCTGCGGCCTGATCCGGCAATGCGTGGTGATCGCGGCTGTCATCATCTGGCGCCGCATCACCTGGCGGATCGCGGATTTCTACCATTACGTCCTGGGCTCGCTGCCGGCGGCATGGACACTCGCCGGCATCGGTTGGGGCGGCTTCATCGCATTTCCCATCATCCTTCATTTTGCGAGGTAATTCATGCCCTGGCCCCCCGAGACCGAACCCGAAAACAAGCTGCATGAGGCCCTTTTTGCCGTCGAGGAGATCCGCGGATATGACCAGACGATCGCGTTCCTGCAGCACGAGATCGACCGCCTCCGGGTCGTCGCCGGACTCAGGGCCCAGCGGCAAAAGCTCCTCGCTCCGCCAGCCGCTTCCCAGACCGTCTCTGCCACCCACCTCACCACGACGGCCAAGGCGCTCGAATTCTACGCCGACCCCTCCAATTACGAAGCTCCCAAAAGTGGAAAGGACCGGCGGTCAGAGGTCGCCAAGGATGGCGGCCACCGTGCGCGCATTACGCTTGAGGAGATAGCCCCGGACGACGAAGGGGAGTCCGAGTGATGACCCGCTTCGATTTGGCGATGAAATTCATCCACGATCTGCAAACCGAGCTGGAGCACAGCATCGAGGAGCGCAGGCACCATCCCCGGCTGTTCGCCGCGCTCTCCGTGCAGACGGGCGAGCTGTCCGCCGCGCTCATCTTGAACGTCAAGGACCAAGCCGTCGTCGGCGCGAACGAGATCTATCTCGAAGCGGTACGCGTCGCTGTGATGGCGCTGCGGCTGGCGACGGAGGGCGATCCGGCATTTCCCTATAATCCGGCGGAGGTCACGGCCAATGTCGATTGAGCGCTGGGGGATCACGACGCGCGAGGAATGGCTCGCGCGCCGCAAGCCGAACATCAACGGTTCTGAGGTGGGCGCCCTGTTCGGGTGCTCGCCCTACCAAACCCGCTACGCCCTTCACGCCGATAAGGCAGGGCTGATCGATGTGCCGCCATTGGAAGGCGACGTGCTGGAGCGGGGCGAGATCCTCGAGCCAGCCGTCGCTGTCGCGGTGCAGAAGGAGCGGCCCGATTGGACGATCAGGAAGGCGACCGATTATCTGTGGTCGCCCGATTGGCGGCTCGGCTGCACACCTGATTTCTATGTGCACCGCAAGGATCGTGGTGACGGCGTCCTGCAGGCCAAGACCGTCGCCGGTCCCGAATTCGACGAGAAGTGGCAGGACGGCCCGCCAATGTGGATCATCCTGCAGACGCTGCTCGAAATGATGCTGACAGGCGTCGCCTGGGGCGCAATCGGTGTGCTGGTCATCCGCAATCCCTATAAGATCGAGCGCTATGTCTACGAGTTCGATCGGCATACCGCGACCGAGCATCGCATGATCGCCGAGACGGCGGCGTTCTGGGCGGCCGTCGCTGCGAATGAACTGCCGCCCGCTGATTACAGCCGCGACAGCCAGATCATTCGCTCGGTGTATAGCAAGGGTGGCGGCGAGAGCATCGACCTCACGCGCCACAACCGCATCAGCCTTCTTTGCGAGGAAAAGCTCGCCTGGGCCAGACGGCACACCACCGCAGAGAAGGCGCTCGAAATCATCAACGCCGAGATCGCCGACATTCTCGGCGACGCCGACCGCGGCGAACACCCGGTCTTCAATATCACCTGCAAGACGCAGATGACGGGCGGGTATCAAGTCGCCCGGCAGAAGATCCGCGTGCTGCGCGTCACTCGCCGCAACATCAAAGAAACCGAGGAGCAGGCTGCATGATCCTGTTCTTCGATACCGAAACCACCGGTTTTACGCGGGACAATCTGCCACTGGCCGATCCCGCGCAGCCCTATATCGTGCAGCTTGCGGCCCAGCTTTGCCGCACGGACGGCAAGCCGATCGCCGGATTCTCGCTGATCATCGACAATGGCGTCGAGATCCCCGAGCGGGCAAAGGCCGTTCACGGCATCACCGAAGAGCATTGCGTTAAATTCGGCGTCTCCGCCGTATCGGCGCTCGCGACCTTCGCCCATTTGCATCAGCGGGCGGATTTGCTCGTTGCTCACAACATCAAATTCGACAAGGCGGTCATCGACACCGCCATGACGCGCACGCAGGGCATGGAGATGCGGCTGAAGAAACCGCTCTATTGCACGATGGAAAGCGCCAAGCCCGTCATCGCTCTCCCGCCAACTGATCGTATGCGCGCGGCCGGCTTCAACGGTCCCAAAGCGCCCAGGCTCGAGGAATGCATCCGGCATTTCTTCAACGAGGATCTGGTCGACGCTCACGACGCCATGGCCGATCTCCTGGCCTGCAAGCGCGTCTATCTGCACCTGAAATCCTTGGAGGAAACGCCGTCATGAACCAGATCGTCGTCCGTCCGCCTACCGATCAGACGAATAGCGCGCCTTCGCGGCTGCCGGTCGTCAATGCTGGCTTCTTCGATCTGCAAAGCTTTGAGTTGATGCAGCGGGTCGCTAAGGGATTTTGCGCATCGACACTGGTGCCGAGGCACTATCAGGGCAACACACCCGAGGCGATCGGCAATTGCATGATCGCGCTCAACCTAGCCAAGAGGATCGGCGCTGATCCGCTGATGGTGATGCAGAATCTCGCCGTCGTGCACGGGCGTCCCAGTTGGTCGAGCCAGTTCCTGATCGCCAGCGTCAACACTTGCGGGCGGTTCACGGCGCTGCGCTATGAGTTCTTCGGCACGCAGGGGCAGGACGACTGGGGTTGCCGCGCTTGGGCAACCGAAAAATCGACCGGCGAAAAGCTGGTCGGTGCCGATATCTCTATGGCGCTCGCGAAGAAAGAGGGCTGGTACGGACGGAAAGACAGCAAGTGGCAGACCATGCCGCAGCAGATGCTGATCTATCGCGCCGGCGCATGGTGGACGCGCGCTTACGCGCCGGAACTGTCGATGGGGCTGATGACGGCCGATGAGGTCGACGATGTCATCGATCTGGCCCCGGCCGATTATCAGACGGTGGACGCATCGCGCGTGCAAGCCTCTGCCCCACAATCTATCTCATCCCGTCTCGACCAATTCGCCAGCGATGGCGATCCCGACAGCCAGGCATCTGCATCAGCCCCAGCCGCAGAGCCTGCTGAGCCGGAGGCCCAGGTCGCTCTCCCTGAAGCCTCCGACGCGTCCGCACCATCCGATGCTCTAACCCCCGCGGGGCCGGATGGTGCGGACAACGCCGATCTTCCCGCCAATATCAGGGACGCTGTCGCCCGCGGTCGAGGTGCCCGGCGCGACGGTTTCCCGCGCGAGGTGCCGAAGGGCTACCACTACAAATCCCGGCAGCCGGAGGCCGATGCGTTCTTGCGTGGCTGGGACGAGGAGAATTCGAAGATCAACGTCGAACAATTCGGGACCGTCTGAGGACATGACACAAGCGAGAGGAGAACACCTTCAATGGTGCAAGGACCGTGCGCTGGAATATGTCGACCAGGGCGATCTCCCCAGCGCCTGGGCGTCATTCGCCAGCGATATGGGCAAGCATGAGGAAACCAAAGATCATTCCGCCATCGTGCTTGGCCATCAACTCTTACTCGGCGGACATCTCGGCACAGCCGACGAGATGCGTAAGTTTATCAACGGCTTCAATTGAGGCAAAGCGCAAGCCATGAAGGTCCGCACCATCAAACAAGCTGACGGCTCGATCTGGGCCGTCCCGGTCGACGCCATCGCCCGCGACCGCGCGAAGAATTACGCCTGCGAGTTCGACGGCGATATCGAGAAGTCGCTCGTCGAAGACACGTTGCCAATGTTCGAGGAATGCCCGGACGAAATCCATGATTGGGCATCCAACAACATGAACTGGGAGGACGTTGCGGCGGTCGCGTTCAAACTGCGCGATGCCACGCTCGACCCGAACGATTTCCAGGAAGCCTGGGTCAATGGCGAGCACGGCATCGAGGACGTCGAGGAGCCGGCGAATGCGGGGACGCCATCGCCATGACCACCACCAGCGTTCAGCGTATCGCCAAGGCCAAGATCAAGGACGGCCAGTTCATCGTCGAGATGGACGGCCACGACAAGGACACCGAGCGCAAGACCGTCGTCACCTGCGCGATGGACAAGATCCATCCCGATGTCGCGACCGGTTTCCAGGCGCTCGGCGACAGCGTCCGCGAAATCCTGGAATGGCCGAGCAGCCTCTATCTGGACGGCATCGCAAAGGAAGCGCGCGATCGCATCCGAGTCACCGGCGTCTCTTGGTCCTATAGCGAGACCACCAGCGTCGAGGGCGCCTGCATCATCTTCCAGGTCGATCTGGAAGGCAGCAATTCGCCATTCTGCGGAACGACGCCGCATCTGCCCTATGACCAATATGCCGAGGATGGCAACCAGCCGGTGATGCCGGATGGCGCGCAGGATGCGCTGAACGCTCTGAAGGAAGAGGTGCAGCGCTTCCTCGACGGCAAGCGCGCCCAGGGCGACCTATTCGAGCGCACAGAGGAGCGATACGGCATTCCGGCGGAAACTTTGAGGGAGCATGCCTGATGAGCAATCCCCGCGACATCGCCGCACAGATCGCCGCTGCCGTCTTCGACCATGTCGAGCGGGAGCGGACATTCGTCCGCCACCGGATCGAAGACGTGATTTGCGACGCGCTGATGCTCGGCCGGGCAAAAGACAGCGAAGCCTCCTCGCCGCTGATCGGAGGCGCGGCAAGCCAAGAGCTACGCGATGCGGTGATCCGGCTGATGGATCTGATTTCGCAGGACAGCATCCTTTATGCCAGCATGCCTGCGAAGGTGCTCAGTCCACTCAATGAAGTTTATCGCACGCTGCAGCGTACCGGGTGGAAGCCATGAGCATCCTCGCCCTGGACCTCGGCTCCCGTCTCGGCTGGGCCATGGGCTACGGCCCCAGCGACGTCCAGCACGGCGTCGTCGAATTTCGCGCCGGCCGGCATGAAGGCGGCGGCATGCAGTGGCTGCGTTTCAAGCGCTGGCTGAACGAGATGCACGAGCAGCACGGGCCGGTCGATGCGGTGTATTTCGAAAGCGTCGCCGCGCATAAGGGGACAGCGGCTGCCCACATCTTTGGCGGTTTCCTCGCGACGCTGACGGCGTGGTGCGAGGCGCGCGAGATCCCCTATCAGGGCGTCCCGGTCGGCACGATCAAACGCCATGCGACGGGCAAGGGCAACGCCAACAAGGAGGCGATGATTGCGGCGGTGCGCGCGAAAGGTTTTGCGCCAACCGACGACAACGACGCCGACGCGATCGCGCTTCTGATGTACGTGATGGACGAGAGGAGGGCGGCATGATCAGCAATTTCCGCGACGCCATCGGCCTCGTCTCGATCTTGATGATGATCGCCTCGCCCTTCGCCGCCTTCTGGAATTTCGGCGCCGCGCTGCTGTTTCTGCTGGTCGGCCTGATCGTATTCAGCATCGCCGAATAGTGAATTCCGCGCCAAAGGACGCGGGCGGGCCGGGGCGTCCGTAGCAAACAAAGGTCGGCTCGAGAAGGCGCGGATATGTACGCATCGAGCAAGCCGACTGAGCCGCAGGGTTATCACTGGCTCTGCGGAGACCCCGGCAGTTCTTAGTGGAGTAGGAATGATGAGTGCGTCAGTAAAAAAACAATGTTCCCTGAAATGGTTCAATAGCGTCGCGGGCTATGGTTTCCTCGTCCCGAACGACGGCGGCGCCGACATCTTTCTCCATCGCACAGTGCTGGACGAATCCAGATTTCCTGCACCGCTGGCAGATGATGTCATCGAGGTTCTCGCGTATCGCCATGAGGGCAGGAACTGGCGCGTGGAACGCGTGCTCAGCATGAGGCAGCCATGAGTATCGACGCCGCTGCCCCACCGGTGAAAGAGGCATTGGCCAGTGAGCATGCGGCCAAACTCCGCGAATATATGGACATCTGCGAGAGCCTATCGGCGCAGAAGGCCGAACTCGCCGGCATGCTGACGAATGCGCTCGGCCATATCGACGCCATCCATAAAGCCTTCGGCGCGCCCGGTGATTGGGGCTATGGCGACGTGAAAGGCATTGCGCTCTTCGACGCGATCAAATTCGCCGCTGCGATCCAGGCGAAGCTTGATCGCGATGGGCACAATGAGATGCCGGAGAGAGCCAATGGCTGATCTAGATTTCGAAGCGTGGCGCTGCTGCCGTGAGCCAGACGGCGAGAATTTGTTTTGTCCGGCAGAAGGTTGCCCAAAGGGGTTCTGCGCTCGCGATAATGGATGGCATCCGGGGATGAACAGTCCGGCCGAATGCATCGGATTTCACGTGGCCAAGGATTGGACCGACAGCCCTGGTGCCAAAGGCAAACCGGAGAGAGCTGATGGCTGATTGGTATCTGACCAAGGATGGCGACCGATCCTGCCTCGAACTCTATGAGCGGCATTATTCCTGTTATCGCTATCGAGACGGACGGCGGCGACGGCTCTTCGTCGGCCCCGGACAAAAAATCGTCCTCCGAACTGGAGATGCCGATGCTCTCTTTGTCTGGCGGAAGTTCAAAGATGCCAGTGGCGAGCAAGGCGTCAATTGCGCGATATTCCGGAACGAAAGCTCGCACCGATCATCAGGCCTTATCCGACAAGCAGATGCAGTCGCTGATCACGTGTGGCCTGGTGAAAGGCATTACACATACGTCGATCCGAAGGCAGTTCGGAGCAGCAATCCGGGCTTCTGTTTTATGGCCGCTGGATGGCGACGGTCAGGAATGACGATGGGCGGACTACTCATATTGGAACGTGACTCCCGCGAGCACAATGAGATGCCGGAGAGAGCCAATGGCTGAGAAAGAGATCTGGATATATTCCATGGCGCATGGGGACCGCCAGATCCCGATCACACCAGAAGCGGCTGAGCATTTCGATCTGCGCAATGGAGACTTCGTGGGATGCTGGAAAGGCCAAGCCATAATGGAATGGATGGTCAATCGCCGCGGTTATTATATGGATGGAAGGCCTCTCCGTTGGCGCGCCGAACTTGATGCCGCCGAGCGTAGAAAGACAGAGAGAGCCAATGGCTGATGAGGTCAATCAAAAGTGGGTCAAGGACATGGCCGGCTGCTTTCCCAAGCAGGCGGGATGGCTGAAGGCGGGTCTCCATTCCACGTTGGAACGTATCGACCGTGTCCTAAATGTGCTGCCGGCAAAAGAATGCAATGACGATGCGCGCGTGCGGCTGCATGAGCTGCGCGACATCATAGTTGCCGAGAAGGCATTGTTCGATGCCATCCAAGAGCAGGAACTGGGATGATGGCTGAGCCGGACTACGGCAAAACCCGCCGCTGGCTGCTCGGCCTCGCCGAGGCGCAAGTGACCGCGTCCGGCAGCCGCGCCACCTTCGTCAGCGATATGTATTTCGAGGCGGCGGAAGCGATCGACACGCTGCTCAAGCAGCAGGCCGAGCTTGTTCGCATGCTGACCGCAGCGCAGTGCGCTTTAAAGAGCTACGAGTACGGCAATGCCAGCACTGAATTGGCGAAGGAGATCTGCGCCGCGATCAATCCGGTGATCGAGAAGGCGAAGCGCGCGGGGACGGCCGCCGAATGACCTCCCGCCCGCCGACATTGCGAGAGAAGCTCGCGTCAGCCCTGCTGATCATCGCCGATCTGCGCAGCGACGGCATCCCGTTCGACGTCGCCAGGGATATGACCGCCGATCAGATTCTATCGCTGTTCCAATGGCACCACGAGAACCGCCGCGCCAATGGCGGCTCCAATCACCCGACCAATTTGACGCCGCTCTGGATCAAGTCGCATCGGGAACGCACGGCGATCATCGACAAACCGGCGATCGACAAGGGCAAGCGGCTAGCCAGCGCGCACGAGAAGCATGCGCAGACCATGCGCGCGAAAATCCTCGGCGGTCCGAAGCCGCGCGAGGTCGTCAAGTTCCGCTGGCCGAAGGGGCGGGAGATCCCAAGCCGGCCGTTCCCGAAGAAAGCGAAAACAGCATGAGTTTCCAAGGCAAGAAGAACGTCTACATGTGCCCCAAATGTGGCCATGGCTTCGTCACGATCGACATCGACGAAGGCGTGACACCGTTCCTGACGGGCTGTCTCCATTCCGGTTGCAACGGACTAGCTGTCAGCTTCTGCTACCGCGCGCCGCAAGACATCCTGGCAGATGTCCGCCCGGCGCTCGAATGGTATCGGCCGACGGGCGAGGATCTGGCGGCGCTGAAACCGGCCAGCCTCGACCATGTGGCGCGCGGCGGGTTGTTGTCGAGGAAACCGGCGCCATGAGCGAGCACGCCAAGCCGCGCGATTTCGTGCTGCCGGCGAGAACGCCCGTCTTCGTCAATCGCGAGACGGGGGCGGCCGAACTTTGCATGTCTCCCGCGACTTGGGACGCCTATGTCCGAGAAGGCAAATTGCCGAAGCCGACGCTTTGGGCCGGCAAGAATCCACGCTGGCTCTGGTCGGATGTGATGTTATTTCTAACAGGACGATCGGTCGAATTGACGCCATCTTCTACTGAGACGGCCATTTCGAAACCGCGCGAGCCGTTCTTCGCGGAGGCGATGTATGCCCCGACCCAAAAGCGTAAGCCTGCACCTGCCAAAAGGCGTGCAGTGCGTGACCAAGCCAAACGGGCGCAGGTATTTCTATTACCAAGCCAACCGGGCAACGAAGAGCGCCGGTAAGCGTATCGCCCTCGGATCGGACACCAACGATCCGCTATTCTGGCAACGGCTGAAAGAGGCTCAAGGCGCTGATCCTCTTGAGCCAACGGGACCGACCTACACCTTTGGCGAGCTGATCGTTGCCTATCGCGGGTCGCAGGAATTCACCTGGCTGAAACCGCGTACGCAAAAGGACTACAGCACCTATCTCGACCGGCTGACGGTCGGCGTTGCCAATCAGCTCGTCGCCGATTTGACACGTGCGGACATCTACCAGATGCGCGACCGAATGGCAGCAACGCCGGTCGCCGCGAACCACATGATCGCCGTATTGCGGACACTGCTCGAATGGTCGATCCCGCGCGGCTATCGCACCGACAATCCTGCGATGGGCATCAAGAAGCTGAAGAGCGATGAGGGGGGCGCGGAACCGTGGCCGGAAGATGCTTACTTGTTCGTGCTGCAGCATGCGCCAGAGGATCTGCGGCGCATGGCATTTCTCGGCCGGGCGTGCGGGCAGCGCCGCGAAGATCTCGTCGCCTTTCGCGGCGCAAACCTCACGTCTGACGGGGTCAGGCTATCGATCAGCAAGTTACGTGGCAAGACGCATTTTGTACCACTGACGAAACCGCAGATTGCGGAAATCAGATCATGGGGCGTCGGTGAGCTTGACTTCTTTCTCAAAAGTCCGACCGGAAATCCATATACGGGCGATGGCCTGAACAGCCGCTGGAACCGATGGCGCGACAGTGATGAAGCCAAGCCGATCGAGGGCGTCAAGATGACGATCCACGGATTGCGCGCGACGGCAGTCTGCGACCGCCGCGAAGCCGGCACGGAAGACGGCGCCATCGCCGATGAATTGGGCATGAGCGTGCAGATGGTCAGCCGGTATGCCCGCTTTGCGGACAAGGCAAGATCCGCCCGCGCAAGCCGCGATCGGCGCGAGGCGCGCAAGGCGCAGAAAGCTTGACTCACCCGAACAGAAAGAGTACCGAGTTTGTAAACCAGACCGAGTTTGTAAACTTGATTTCTCGTAAGTCCCTGATTTAATTCGAGAAATTTGGGGGATCGTCTAATGGTAGGACAGCGGATTTTCCGCTAAATCGTTGATTTTATTAGACTTCGGTTTACAAATCCCTTTCATAATACCGTGAACTCTCCAGGAACATCAACTCAGTTTGTAAACCGTTTTGATCGCTGACATCGATCAGCATCAATAGCGTCTGCGCTATGACGCCTCCGGCGTCCAGCCATAGGGCGGATCTTCGATCAGCACATCGTTCTGCCGCGCCAATTGCAGCCGGTATCCCGGCTTCAGATTGACCACCTCGCCCTCTCGCCCGTCCGTCCAAGGACCATGGCTGCGGATCTGCGCCGGCATCATGTAGTAGCCCTCGCCGCCGGCTCCGGTGTCGTAGTGGATCACCAGCAGCTTGCGCCGTTTCGCGCTGCGGATGCACCGATATCGTTCATGAATTGTTCTCGTCGAACATGCCGGCCGGCGATCAGTCGAGACGGGAAATTTCCACAAATTCTCAACAGGCAAGCGTGAATTTTCATTTTTATGGCAAAACTGCTGTGCGAAATTTCGTTCACAGTTTAAGAAAATTTATCTCGACATGTGGAATTTTCTACGGTTCTCTGTACTCCTACAAAATATGGGGGACGGCTAATGTTGGACATACCGGCTTCACATCACGGGACGCGAATTTGTATCGGCGTGTGTACGTTTCGCCGCCCCGAAATGCTGACCGCCTGCCTCGAAAGCTTGATGCTGCAGGCCACCCCTAACGACCTCGATGTCCGGGTCGTCGTCGTCGATAACGAGCCCCGCCCCAACAATCGCGGCATCGTCAATACGCTGCGCAACCGCTCGCCTCTCCCGATCCAATATCTCCATGAACATCGCCGCGGCATCGCTTGTGCCCGCAACCGGGTGATCGACGCCGCGCTCGGGCACAATTGCGACTGGATCGCCTTCATCGACGATGACGAGGTCGCCGATCCCTATTGGATCGCCGAGCTGATGGCGCCGGAATACCGGCAGGTGCCCGTGCTCGATGGCCGCCGCGAGTTTGTGTATCCCGACCCGCTTCCGTTCTGGGCAGCGCACCGGCCCAAACAGCCGCGGCCCGAGGGCGCGCGGGCGAAGACAGCCACGACGGCCAATGTCCGCTTCAGCATGACGCTCGTGCGTGCCGGGCTGCGCTTCGACGAGAGCCTCGGGCTGATGGGCGGCGAGGACATCGAATTCTTCTCGACAGCGCACAAGCTCGGCTTCGAAATCCGCCAGACCCAGCGCGCCATCACGCACGAGCAATTTCACCGCGGGCGGCTGACCTACCGCGCGCAGGTATACCGTGCCTACTGGAATGCGGCATCGGATCTGCGGCGCGCCGCAATCGAAAGGGGAACCGGCCGCGCCATGCTGGCGAAGGCACATACTGTGCCGCTGAACATCTTGATCGGAGCGTTGGAGATAGCGGTGAGCCCGCTGTTCATTGCGGCCGGTCCCTTCGAATTCAAACGCCGCGCGCTCGCCGGCGGCAAGAAGATCGCCAAAGGCATCGGCCGCGCCGCATCGATGATCGGCCATCTGCCGCAACCCTACGCCAAGGTGCACGGGGAGTAATCCATGAAAACGCAAAATCTATGCGCCTTATGGGTCGGCGGCGAGCTGAGCTATATCGAGCGGCTCTGCCTGACCTCGATGCTCGATACCGGCCACAAGGTGGCCCTCTACACCTATCTCGGTGTGCCGAACGCGCCGACAGGCGTCGACATGCGCGACGGCCGCGAGGTCATGCCGGAGCGGCTGGTCATCAAGAACAAACGCGAGGGCAGCTTTGCGCTGGGCTCGGATTTCTTCCGCTATCATCTGCTGCAGAAGCAGCTCGGCTGCTGGGTCGACACCGACATGGTGTTCATCAAGCCGCTCGCCGAGGCCGATTACATCTTCGGCTATGAGACCGAGACATCGATCGGGAGTGGCGTTCTCAAACTGCCAGCCGATTGTCCCATCATCACCGAAACGCTCGCATTCGCCGCCAAACGCCCGGTGATCGCACCGTGGTGGCCGGTCGCCAGGAAGTGGCAGCAATATCGGCGCTGGCTGAGAGGCAAATCACGCCCGGTCGACTGCCTCGAATGGGCGATCATAGGACCGCTTGCAGTGACGCATTTTGCCGAGAAGCACAATCTGCACATCAGGGCGGAGTCGGTCGACGTGTTCTATCCGAACTCATGGATGCAGCACATGGACGTCTTCGATCCGGCGGTCGATATCACCAAACGCTTCACGCAATGGACAGTCGGCGTCCACCTCTGGCACACCGCCATCAAGAAGCTGAAAATCTTCGATCCTCCCGCCGGCAGTTTCATCGACCAGCACTGCAAGCGTCTCGTCATCATGCCGCATGAGCGGGAGGCGGCGAAACCCGTCGTCGTTCCGCTGCGTCCTGGAGCCTGACCCGCTGCGACGATTGTTCGTATGCGTACCGAGTTGCCCCTTCCCGCAGTCGCCGCACCGTTCCGATCGCGGTGCGGTCATTTTTCACAGATCGATTTTCAGGAGACGATATGAACAAAACATTGATCATGATGGCCTTGGTCCTGGGCTTCTCGGCAAGCTCCGCAATGGCGCAGGAGCGGGCCTCTCCCACCTGCGACTGGGATCTGCGCGGCGCCGGCACGCCTCGTTTCGGCGCCTGCCCGAAGGAGAAGGGTGAAGCGCCCGCGCCGGTCATCAATACCGACAAGGCAGCCGAAGAGCATTCGCGCCGGACCTATGAGCGCGTGAGCGCGGAAGGCGGCTGCAACGCGGACAATCTTCCCACCGAGATCGCGTCCTATTGCTGGAACCATGCCATCGTGCGTGATCCCAATCCGAACGGTCCGCTCGGCCATTCCGCCGGCGGCAGCGAATAGTTTTACCGGGGAGCCCGGCCGTGCGGCCATGAACCAAGCGGCCGGGCAATTCTATTGCGTACGGCAGGAAGTCTGACATGACGATCGCTATCCTGAAACCGCGGAACCATCTCGCCTGTATCGACGTGATCTGGGCGGCCGTCAGCGTCACCGAGCATGGCGAGGGCATCTGCGCCATCACCATCGGCGGCGTGTCCTACCCGCTGATCGCGGCAGATCCGCAGCGGCTGGAATGGATCACCGAGCAGGCCGAGATGCTCGCCGAAATCGCGGGCGTCACGATCAGGATCATCAAGCTCAGCGAGCGCACGGATCTGCGCACGATTGAGGGCGGCAATGAAGCAAAGCTTTGAGGTCATGAGCACGGTACCGTCCTCCGCCTGCTGCGAATGTGGACATGTGATGGACAGTTGCAATGGGCCGGACAAGCCGACACCCGGCGATTTCTCACTGTGCATCCGCTGCGCATCCCTGAATGTTTTCGGGGACGATATGCGGCTCCGGGCACCGACCGACGAGGAGATTTTCACCGCCGCTGCATCTTCGGATGTGCAGGAGGCCCGCCGGATCATTTTGCGCCTGCAACCAGCGGAGCGTGCCTGATGCCTGAGTTCACCCTCGAGAATTTCGTCCCCGGCGGCATCCTGCCCAACGATCAGTGGCACATCCTGACCTGCGACGACACCTGCTCGCGTTGCCGCAAGCCGATCCGGGAAGACGAGATCCCGCTGATGATCTGGAGCGGCAACGGCAAGAACATGCTCTGCTATTGCGAGCATTGCACGGGGCGCGAGGGAAGTCCCGATCACGAATTGACGGTTTCCGGCGATGAACTCCCCTCCATCGCCACGCTTGGGCCCATGAAGCCCGAGCGGCCCGCAGGAGAAGAAACAGTGTCTCCTGCGGGCGAGGTTCCCGGCTCTCTTACCAGACCGGGGAACCCAGGCCAGTAAGCCTTATCTCGTTCGCCAAACGGATAAGGGCTGGCCTGGGAATTCGACTGCCACCGGCCCAGCACCGTGGGTGGTCGACAGCGTGGAACCGGATACGGGTGCACGCGACAAGCAGTAGCGGGGTAGCGACCGCTGGGGTGTCTGGAGTTTCGTGCCCTATCGGCTCCTGGCATCCCAGCGGCACTCATGGTCAGGAAATATGTCAGGTTCAAGACAGATGACGATCCACGACACACCGTACTCCGCCTCGGCGATCCGGCCGAAGACCATCGGCATGCAGACCAGAATCCGGGAGTTCCGCAAGCTGCGCGGCATGACGCTGAAGCAGCTCGCGCACAAGATACACACCACCCCGCAGACCATCCAGCGGCTTGAGACCGACAATATGACCGTCTCGATGGAGTGGTTGCAGAAGATCGCCCACGCGCTGACGGTCGAGCCCATCGACCTGGTCGGCGCCCGGGGCGTCCGTGAGATCCCGCTGCTCGGCCGCGCCGACGAGCACGGACGGATCATCTCCCGCGAGCAGGAGGCTGGAGCCAAAGTCAACCTGGAGGTCGCAGGCGATGATCCGGTCGCCGTGCGGATCGACGCGGCCGTTGGCGGTTTCGAGCCCGGCACCGTGCTGATCGGCAACCGCTTCCGGCCCGAGGATCTCGACAACGCCCATGGCACGGACTGCCTCGTCGCCGTCGCCGATGGGCCGGTGCTTCTGCGGCGGCTCGTGCGTGGACGCAACGCGGGCTGGACGCTGATCCCGCATGAGAATGGCGGCGAGGTGCAATATGACCGGGCGATTGCCTGGGCGGCGCGGATCTTGATGGCGATCAGATATTATTGAGGTTCGAAATGGCTGAGCTTCGCACCGACCTGCCACCATTGCCGGACCGCTTCAAGGCTCTTCCGATCGATGAGCGCGGCTTTCCGGTGCCCTGGTTCGTCGACTGGCTCGACGGCAAACCGGTGTTCCAGGCCGCCGATCCGGCGAAATTCCGTCGCGCCATCCGGCACAAGCGCTGCTGGCTCTGCGGCCAGCCGCTGGGATCTCTTCTCGCCTTCGTCATCGGCCCGATGTGCGGCGTCAACCGCGTCTCTTCGGAGCCGCCGAGCCATCGCAGTTGCGCCGAGTTCGCCGTCAATGCCTGTCCGTTCCTGACGCGGCCCATGGCAAAGCGCAATATGCGCGGCATGGAGGATATGCCGACGAAGAAGCCGGCCGGCCTCATGATCGAGCGCAATCCCGGCGTCAGCCTGCTCTGGCTTACGCGGCACTATTCGGTGTTCCGCGCGCCCGGCGGCGTGCTGATCCGCGTCGGCGACCCGCTGGAGATTGCGTTCTTCCGCGAGGGGCGACCAGCGACGCGCGAAGAGGTCGAGCAGTCGGTTGAATCCGGCCTGCCCCTGCTGGAGGAACCGGCACGCGCAGAAGGGCCGGCGGCATTGAAGGAACTCGGCGCGCAGGTGATGCGCTTCACCTCGCTGCTTGATCGCTGCTTCGGGGCGCCCAATGACTGACTCCATTGCCATCCAACGCCGCTGCGGCGACTGCCAACTATGCTGCCGGCTGATGCCAGCGCCGATGTTCAATAAGCCGAGCAATCAGCGCTGCCAGCACCAGCGCCACGCCAAGGGCTGTGCGATCTATCCATCGCGCCCGTTTCCATGCCGGGTCTGGTCGTGCGGATGGCTGATAAATGACGACGCCGGCGATCTCAGCCGGCCTGACCGCTCGCACTATGTGCTCGATCCGTCGCCGGAATTCATCACGGCGCAAGATAACGAGACGGGCGAGACGCACCGCGTGCCGATCGTGCAGATCTGGTGCGACCCGAAATATCCTGACGCTCACCAGGACCAGAATCTGCGCGCCTGGATTGAAAGGCGCGGGCTGGTCGCGCTGATCCGTTACAGCAGCGGCAGCGGCTTCACTCTTTGGCCTCCGCAGCTTACCGGCACGGGATGGCGCACGAAAGAGGGCGTCTTCGCGGCGGAACACTCGGTTCAAGAGATCTACGACGTGATGAGGGGCGCGCGATGACCGCCCCGAAACCGAGCGGTCCCCTCGTCGCGGAATGGGTCGACTTCTTCCGCGAGCCACAGCGGCAACCAAACCCGGCCTATCCAGCCGGCATCGATGTCGATGCGACGGGTGGCAAAACGCCGTGCTGCACAATCGATCTCCGCCACCCGGCACCACGCTGCGGAGCGTGGCTGATCAAGTGCACTCTTTGCGGACTGACTGCGATGGCGACAACGGCGGGCCGTGCGGACGATCCCCGGTCCCTGACTGTCGCCTGCAAGATTCGACGGGGCACGCAATGACGTCGAACCGGCTGCTGACGCTTTGGGTGGTCTACGATCATCCGCGGGATTTCCCCGACCATGTCGTGGTTCGCAGGCAATTCGTCATGCAGTCCAGCACGACACCAATAACTTCGGCAGACATCGGCGGCGTCTACGACGATCTCGACCAGGCCCGCGCCGATATTCCACACGGGCATTTCTGCATCGGCAGGTTTCCCGATGATGACCCCGTGATCGTAGAGACCTGGATTTAAAAGGCATGCCCAACCTGCATACCGCAATAGCTCAACAAGCCTAGACGAGGCCCCAACCATGGCAATCGCCGAAACGCGCGACGAACGCGCCACGAATGCGCTTGGCTCGATGAAACGCGGCACCAAATGCCGCCTCTATCCGAGCCGGACACAAATGCGCACCATGGACCTCTGGCGGCGGCGCTGCATCCAGCTCTGGAATCTGCTGCTGACGCTGCAGGAAGCCGCTTATAGCGGTGAGAACAGCCGGTCGCGGCTCGGCTGGAGAAAGATCTGGACCGGCATCGCCGAAAACGATTTCGCGACAGCGGAGACGGTCTATCGCGAAGGCAAATGGCGCAAGGGCACGAAGGGCAAGGGCGGAGCGTGGAAGAAGGAGCCGGGATGGATCAAGGAACCCGGCATCGGTCGCGAAGAGGAACGCGAGCAACTGAAAACCCGGCTTGATGAGTTGCCGAAGGGTACGCCGGAGCATGACGAAGTCAAGGCCGCCTTGGCTAAGATCGCCGCGATGCCGAAGCCGCTCGATCCGGCACGGCTGGCAAAGATGATGTGGGCGTGGCGTGACATCGGCGTGCCGCTCAGGGAACGCGAGATGCGCAGCCTATTGGGCCGGCTTCGCAAATCATTGCGCAGCGCTGCCTGCGACCACAGCCATCAGCATACGCTGCAGTGGTTGAAGGACAGGCAGATCACGGATAAAGCGGACGCGCTTATCGACTGGCTCCAAGCGCACGAGGGTCCATGTGACTGTGCCGTGATCGCCAAGACGTCCGGCGTCTATAATGATCTGCTCAAAGCAAACCAACCCAGGATTTTCATCGACGTCCATCAGATGCAAAAGCTCATGGCTCGTTTGAAAAGACTGGGCCTGACAAGGTGGATCGACGACCTGCCGTCCCATGCGGCGCAGAAAACAGTCGCCGATCTCGACGGCGCGATTCAGAATATGTACCGCGAACTGCGCAAGCAAGCGGCGGGATTGCCATTCCGCAAGACGGGGTTCGCGAAATACAAGCCGAACCACTATGCCGCAGGCTCGGTTTATTTCGCCAACACGCAATTCGAATTCAAAGCCAAGCAGCGCAAAGGAAAGGATAGCGAGGTCGACGGACGCATAAAGTTGCCGAACGGCGTCGGCTGGATGGAATGCCGCCTGCCACCTTTCGTGCGCGCTGGATTGCGCGGCGAGGGGCCGGTGCCAAAATGCGAAGGCGCGCGGATCTGGCGACGTGGCGAAGACTGGTATCTGTCCGTGCAGTGGACCGTCGATCAACCGGAGCCATTGCCACTTACCGGGCGAACCGCCGCTATCAAGATTGCGGCCAAAATCCCGATCACCTGGTGCGATGATCGCGGCCAGACCGGTGAGGACCAGCTCGACGGGATGGACCTGACGATGCCGCCGATCGATGACAATGTGCTTGCTCTGCACCAGATCACCGCGCGCAAGCAAGCGCGTGCCATCGAAGCGCGCAAGAAACGCATCCAGAAACGCGCAGCGGCGGGCAAGCGCCGACACCAGCAGAAGGCGGCGCGCGGCATTGTCTCCAAAACGCCTGGACGGCCGCGGCTTCCCCAATCACGGGGCTTCTTCGAAGCCGCCGCCAAACTGGCCGAATTGGAAGGACGCGATGCGGACCTGCGCGAAAACTGGCTACATCAGGTAACGACGAAAATCGTCAGGACATTCGATGTGGTCGCCGTGCAGAGGATGCAGGTGGCGAAGATGATGAAAAAGCCCGATGCCGAGGAGCAGGAGCGGCAAAGGCCGGAGCACCAGGGCAAGAGACGCTCATTGAAGGCGGCTCGGCAGATGATGCGGCGAGTCGCGATGGCCCGCATTCAGACGACGATCAAATATAAGGCGGAGGATCTGCGCGGCCCAGCCGCTTATATGGAGATCGCGCCAACGGAGCAGATCGTCCAGCGGTGCTCGAGCTGCGGCGGCCTCAACCCGCAAATGAAGGATGGCCGCCAGATATTGCGCTGCATCAACTTGCGGGAAGATGGTGAGCCATGCGGCAAGATGCTGCGGCGAAACCGCAATGCCGCGCGCAATGAGCAGAAACTGCTGAAAGATCGTCACACTGCCAAAGCAGGAGAGACGTCATGATGCGCGGACGTCTCGGACTGGAAAAGATCCGGATTCCTTATAATGCCCGTCACTCGAGGCTTCAACAAGTATTTATGTTAGTGCGCAATTAAACCGCGACGCAAGAAATCGGCTCTGGGATGTCCTTGAGCGCTGGCACAAAGAACTGAACCACGGAAGCATAGTCATGCTCTCGCGGGACATAAGTGCGTCCAGTGACATAGGCATCAGTTCTCTCGGCGATGTCTCCAGAGATTTGTATGAAGTCGACGGAATTCTATTGACAAGGCTCAAGAAATAGCAAATATACACCTATCGCGAAGGCGGTCCCGGCCAGTCCAGGTCGTGGTTAAATCCCGCCTCTGGGTCATAGGATGGCCCTGAGGCTGCCCGTCGGTAAGTGCTCTCACAATTCCAGGGAGCCAGGGGCATCGGAGCTTTGTTCTTTCGCTGATCGGGCTTCGGCCGGATTCGGAGGAACGGGGCTATGAAGGGGGAATCCCTACGTGTTTCGGATGACCGTGATCTTTGACATTGTGGAGAGCGATCAGGCGCTTAGCGGCTAGAGGTCGTCCCGAGCGCGTAGAGGGGGACGTATGTTGCACCCAAGGAAGAGCGCGCAGTTTGAGGTCGTCCCGAGCGCGTAGAGGGGGACGACAAGGGCGAGCCGTTGCTTCGCGATTCATATAGGTCGTCCCGAGCGCGTAGAGGGGGACGTCCGAAGGATTGCGCACAGTGCCACTCGCCTGCGGTCGTCCCGAGCGCGTAGAGGGGGACGTTATGGAGGACAGTTTGAAAGTACATGTCCCGAGGTCGTCCCGAGCGCGTAGAGGGGGACGGCGGTCGCTGACCGACTGGTTCCGGCAGGAGGCGGTCGTCCCGAGCGCGTAGAGGGGGACGTCCTGCTGGTGGTCGACACAGAGCAGGGCTAGAGGTCGTCCCGAGCGCGTAGAGGGGGACGCTTGCTCGCCAGATTGTCGGAGGCCGCGCGCAGGGTCGTCCCGAGCGCGTAGAGGGGGACGACACGGCAGCTTCGGCGTGCAGGCCGCCGCAGGGGTCGTCCCGAGCGCGTAGAGGGGGACGGATGTCCTCTTCCTGCAGTCCCATGGCTACGACGGTCGTCCCGAGCGCGTAGAGGGGGACGCCCTGGCGGCACTTTCATGATCTTGGCGCCAACGGTCGTCCCGAGCGCGTAGAGGGGGACGGACGATGTGCCGCGACCCCGACAACGACTACGAGGTCGTCCCGAGCGCGTAGAGGGGGACGCTAGG